TATTTCAGAATATCAAAATTTAAGTGAAGATTTTATTGAAAAGCATAAGGATTTGGTTAATTGGCGTAATATTAGTACTTATCAAAATTTAAGTGAAGATTTTATTGAAAAGCATAAGGATTTGGTTAATTGGCGTAATATTAGTACTTATCAAAAATTAAGTGAATCCTTTATTGAAAAATATAAAAATAAGGTTAATTGGAATTATATTTCACAATATCAAAAATTAAGCAATGATTTCATTAACAAATTTAAATTAAAAATTGATGAGGATAATTGGTTGTATAAACCCATTGAATTTAAAAAAGAAAAAATAGTTAATTCTGATTTATATGAATGTTATGAAGATTATTTTATTGCTTATAAAGGAATTAGAAATGATAATTATTCAAAATACAATTTTCAGTATAAATACGAGGTTGGTAAAATTTATGAATTACATGCTGATTTTACTAATAATGAAATTTCATTTGGTTTATCCGCTTGGACATTAGAAAAAGCTAAAGAATATTGTAATGAAAAAATCATTAAAGTTAAGATTTACTATTCAGATGTAGCAAGATTGGTGTATAATTGGAATATAATAAGATGTACTAAATTTGAAGTATTGGAAGAGGTTATAGATTAATAAACAATAAAAAATGCAATAATGTTTTAAATTATCTTACTTTTTTAATTAAAAATGATAGGTAGTAATCAATATACAAGTAACAATAATAATATTATAATATTAGAAAAATATGTAGCAATTAAAGTTTTTTTTCGTATTATATGTTGTAAGTTGCCATTTTGATTTAATTTTTATTGGTTTATTTTTAAATTGCCATGCTTGTATATATGCATGGCAATTTTTTTTATTTTATTGTAACATTTTATTATTGTTTATCGTATACAATAATAGCAAACCAAAAAAATATTTAATATGTTTAAATTTATAACCATTGGTAACGCAAAAAAATTAACAAATCTTTCCTATTTAGGTAATGTTAATTTTAGTTCTAAATTAAAAAAGAATGGAAAGGTTGATAAGCAATTAACTTACGGAATTTATTTATCCCCTGCAAATACGAGTGGTTATAATACTTGTTCTCATTCCACAAAGGAATGTAGAATGGGTTGTCTTGCTAATAGTGGCCGTGTTAAAATATCTATCTTGGCAGGAAGTAATAAAATAAATAATTGTTGAATAACCAAAACTAAGTTATTTTATGAGCATCCTGTATTTTTTATGGAATAGCTAATTGCTGAAATAAAAAAATATAAAAAAACGGCCGGTAAAAAAAAAATATGGGATTTTCAATAAGATTAAATTGTACAAGCGACATTGATTGGGTAAATGTTAAATACAATAACAAAAATATATTTGAAATTTTTTCTAATTATCAATTTTATGATTACACCAAAAATCCAAATAAATTTTTAAATAAACCACAAAATTATCATTTAACATTTTCATATACGGGTAGAAATTGGGACATATGTAAAAAGTTATTGGATTTGGGGTATAATATTGCTGTAGTGTTTAATGTGAAAAATAGTAATGATTTGCCTAAAACATTTCATGGTTATGATGTTATTAATGGTAAAACAACCGATTATCGTATTAATGATAAAAAGGGAGTTATTATTGGTTTAAAATTCAAAACCATTGCAAATAAAGAAGCACAAAATGAAGTTTTAAATAGTTGTTTTGTTGTTCATCTAAATAATATTCATTGTAATGAAAATTAAAAAATATCTAAATACGAATTACAATTATGAAAAAATTATTATTTAAATTAACAGTAATAGCATTGCTATTTTTTTTAATGAAATATGTATCACAAGAACTTATTGATATCATTTTAAGTATCATACCACAATCAATATATAATATGCCTATATTATTATTAATATTTAAAATATTGGCATATGTAATGGTGCTAGGAATTCAAGTTTATGTAATAATTGGTATTATAATAATATTTAAATCAAGAATAGTATTATTAAAAATTATTAGGTTTTTTAAAAAATTTTGATATATATTTGCAAATGAAAAATGAAATTGTATTTGTTTTATTAACCTTAAATTATATTAATTATGATTAATAATAATAATAATGATGTTATTTCAAATAATGATTTTGTTGATATTGTAGATATTGTTGATTCAGGGAATTTATATAATAGTTATATTTATGTATCAATGATAAAATATTCAAATAATATTATTGAACTTGAATGGTCTGAAAAAAATCAATGTTATGTTGTTCAAAAATTTTAAAAATATTATTATTTTTCGTTAATTTAAATCTTATCACATGGTATTTATGTGAAAAGATTTTTTATGTTAATATTAATCAAGAAATTTTAGATAAATTTATTTTTGAATTAGAAAATAATAAATATAAAAATAAAATACAAATTTTAAAATTAGAGCATTGTACTGATGATTATAATGATTACATTTATTTAGTTTGTATTAAAGTAAAAAAAATGCAACAAAGATTGGGATATGGTAATGCAATAATGTATGATATTATTAAATTAGTTGATGAATACAATGTACGAATTAAATTATGAGCATCAGATATTTTTGTTATTAATATTAATATTTTATATGAATTTTATCGTAAACACGGATTTTTTTTAAAAAATAATGATAATAGTGGTTATATGTTATACACATCACAAAATAAAAAAATATCATGAGAGAAATTTCTATTTATTTTAATTCAACAATTGTAAAAAAATACATTATTAATAATGATAATATTAATAAATTAAACGATATTGTTTTGGAAGCAGAAAATTTTTTTGTTTCTATTTGTATTGAAAATGGTTTTGTTGAAAATGATAATTTTTCTATTGGAGAATTAGTTTCAACTGGTTATTACTCAAATGGTCAAAATACAATTAAATTAATTTGGTCATAATGGTTCACAGGTATATTTAGTTGCGGATTTAAACATACAAAACTTTAAATTCAGACAAAATGAAAATAGAAGAACAAAACTCGGATAACCCACAGAACCTGCAATTGAATATACCTGCTATTAGCAGCAATGCTTCAAACGAATTTAAACTAAATGCGTATATTTCTGATGATTTGGAAGATTTGAAAAGGAGGTATACACCTGAAGATGCTAATGAATTATATAAACTAATTTTAGTTGCAAAAGAAAATCCAACAGATGGAAATATAAAAAATGCTCTAATTCATTTAAGTGACAATGTACGTATTGTTTATTTAACTGGTTTGGAAATTGAAACTGGAAATGTTTATATCGCATGATTTAACACCCCCATCCCTAGAAATTTTATGCATTTTTATTTATAACTATTACATGATCATAATATTAATTAAAATTTTTATAATTATGAGCACCTATTTAGATAAATTGATTGATTTAGAAGATCAAATGAATCATTTAAATATAGAAATTAGAGAAAAATTGTATTCTTATACAATTAAATATCCAAATATTATTATTGATGTTATTAATAACACACACATAAAAGCAAAATCAATTTCTAATAAAACATATATTAATACAATTAATATTAAAACTTGTATTAAATATATTGACACGATTGAAAAACAAATTACGAATTTTTAATGAAATTTATATGTTTTTGTTTTTTTTATATAAAATTTATATATATTTGTATTCATTTTCATATGAAATTTTTTTATGATTAATGTATCTTATTGTCATATTATTAATGATGATTTAAAATTCTTCATAATTGAACAAAAAAATCCAATTATTATTGAAAATTTTAATAATAGATATCAAATTTTTGCTAACTATAAAGATAATATTCTCTTTCCCCAAAAAATATTCAAATATCTTCATTTTAAATCAAATGATAATGACATCAATTCTTTATTTTTAATTCAATCTGAATTAAATAATTCAACTATTTTAATTAATAAATTTGATTATTATGAAAAACAAATTTGTTGTGATTCATTAGAATTTTGTGAAAATTATATCCAAGAATATTTGAATAATTCAAATCAAAAAATATATATGAAAAATTTAATTAATGATTATTTTGAATATTATGAATAATTATTTTTTACATAATTTAACATTTATGAATACTTCATCAACAAAAAAAATTAAATGTTACAGAATTATTAAAAACTACAAATAATATAATTGTTCTTTTTTATGGCGATTCTGGTAATTGTTATAATTTATCTAAACAAATTGATGATAATATGATTGATGCCATTAATTTGTATTATTATTTAATTAATATTAAATTTGGCGATGTTCTTCTATTAAATTATTATAATAGCAATTTTATTGCTATTGTAATTATTGATTTTAAAAATATTAATAGTATTAATGGTTATACTAGAATCGTATTATCTAAATTAAATAATATTGCTTATAATTATAACTACAATATACATATTGAATTACCTAATGAATTAAAATTTTTTTCACTGAGCAAACAATAAATGAAATTTTTGATACTAATGTAAACTTATATTATAATAATTAATATTTATAACAATGTCCAATAAATTTTTTTCTTTTATTATTTTTATTAATAACTATAATAACAATGTACAATAGGCCACCATAAATATTACTCATTTTATATTTTTTAATATTTAATGATTATTCAAATTATTCATTTTTTATTAATTAATACTTAAACCTAAAAACATAAACCATATGCCTATTAACAATAATTTATATATAGAAATTAATGAGTTATCAATTCCAGATAACACAGAAAATCTAAATAAAGCAAATGATTTGATAATTAAATACCAAAAACAATTGTTACAATATAAAAAAAGACGACATATTAATAACATGGAATTTTTAATCCTATATGAATCTACTATTTCAGTTCTTAATTATGTCGGCCAATTATCATATCCTTTGTTAGATATTGAAGAATGGTTAGAATTTAACTATACTATTAAATATAAAAATTCACCTGAATTAGCAAAAAAATTATGGGTCGAACATTATCATTCAATTCATCGTCCTTATAATTTACTTAAAAAAAGATGTTTTACTATTCTTGATGAACTCGATGAATTATATATTCGTGTTCATAAAAAAAATCCACCTAATTGGAATATTTAATTATTTTTATTTTTAACAATGTCCACTTCTTTTTTATTTTTATTATTTCCATTTTTTTACTTTAAATCATCATATAACAATGTCCACTTCTTTTTTATTTTTATTTTTATTATTTCCATTTTTTTACTTTAAATCATCATATAACAATGTCCATTTTTTTTTAATTTAGTTATTTCATCATTTAATTTTTATCACACTATGAGTATGAAAAATTATGACGCCTACATCTTTAATAATGACATTAATAATTTAATGCCATTTTTAATTAATATCCGTAAATATCATTTAAAAAAATTCTCTCTAATTTTAAAACAATTTAAAAATTTTACTTTCTTCACTAAGGATTATAATTTTCTTGATGATGATACTCAATTAAAAAATTTAAAACCTCATCAACTCGCCTTAATCCTTACTCATATTATGAATCAACAATACAACACCCCCCTTAATATGCAAGCTCATGCTGTCGTATTTTTTCATAATAAAAGAATTATCATTAAGTTCTTTGGTATCTCTAATGACTACTTATCTAATTATTCTGATTTCCTTATTGATTATCATTATCAAAATCAATCCGATTTATCTAATTATGATTTTAAATATGAAAATTGGAATGATATGTCTGATAAAAGAAAATCTCAACTTTTATCTGATTGGAATGAAAGAAAAAATACTCGGAATGATTTAATTCCTAATTATTCTACTTTTTCTGAAAATGGATTATCTTATGATTTTTATCCATCTGATTATTTACTTGATATTTTTTGCGATGATGTTTTATCTGATATCAATAATATTGAAAACTAATTTATTTATTTTTTCTTTTTTTCTCTTTTAATTTAAATATATCTCACATTTATTTTATTTTCCTTTTTGGCGTATCTTTAATAGCATACGCCTTTTATTTTTTTTATTTCTGAATTTACTTCAACGTTTTACAACTTTGCGTAGTGGCGAATTATTAGCACAATTGTGCAAGGCACACCTTTGCCGTTTTGCAATTGTCTCTGGGAACTGATATTTATACCGTTTCTAAGCTATTGGGACATTCAGAACTAAAGACTACTCAGATTTATGCTAAAATAATAGATGAGAAAAAAAGAGAGGCTGTTAACAAAATACCTAATTTAAATATTTAGATATATGATTAATAAAGAGGCTGAAATGATATTAGTCAAAAGTTTGCTACATACAAAGGAAACAAGAATTGACTATTTTATCAGTATGACCAATAAAATGGGAGTTAGACTTTTGCCATTTATCAAATCTTTATTAGATGCTTATCATAGACTAAAAGAATATGTCAATACATATGTTATGTTCAATTAAATTATTGTTTTGATTTGTTTAATATTTTGTCAAGATAATTAATTACAACATACTCAGTTATTTTTTCATAATTAATATATCCGTTTTCATCAACCGTTCCCATTCGTCTTGATGAAAAACCTATTGTGTGACCTTCTGAAAGTGTCTTTTGAATTTCTTTAGAATGTCCATTATTTAAAAATTCAATCATCTGTCCATCGTAAGTGTGTCCAATCACAACACCTAAATATTTTACTCCTGTCTTATCCATATTCTATTTTTTTTATTTGTAAAACTATAATTTAATTAAACCTAACAAATGATAAACAACATTAAAACGATTGTTTATCATCAGACGTTATATGCAATGCTACGTTTCCGCTTCGTATTAAGTTTCGTGGTTATAATCTTTTTGTTTTATTTTTCTTCCCTCTCACAATAAAAAAAGTAGGTAGATTTGTTACAACCTACTTAATGTGTGATTATTTCCAACACATACCAATTTTTTAGAACTTAGTGCTTTTGTAAAATCAAAAGACATAACTTTTTTTCCTGTCATTGCTTTTATAACTAGGTTAAAAGGAATATCATTTAAAGGTTGAAGTATTTGTTTTATAACATTCTCAAGTTTTCTAGTATATTCATTATTAGTCATATCTATTTTCTCTTCCTAAAAATTAATATATTCTTTTTTCATCACATTATAAAGACCAAAAATTATTTTGTTCATATTTTTGACCAATAGCAGCTTGCGCTGCTTCTATTCTTTTCTTTGCTATGTTGAAATATGTTTCGTCAAGTTTTATGCCGATAAAGTTTCTGCCATTAAGCAACGCCATTTCACCTGTTGTTCCACTTCCCATAAAGCAATCAAGAACGGTATCACCCTCATTACTCCATGAAACGATATGGTCGTTTGCCAATTGTTCCGAAAATTGCGCTGGATGCCCATTAACTCTGGCGTTTGTAGATAGTTCCCACACATTTCCCTTTTGTTTATAAACACTAATAGGATTATTTTTGTACCCTGCCGTTGGTATGTTTTGATTGTTTGTCTGATAAAATGTTCTTTCGCTTGTTTTAGCACCTGAGATTTTACATGGTATTTTTATCGGATTGAATGTCTTTGGCTTCCCCTTTGAAAGCACGAACATATATTCAAACTCTTGTTCATAGCGATTGTGAGTCAACGGTATGTAATTAATTTTTTTATAAATCATCGTATCGTGCAGGTTAAATCCACAATCTTTAAATCATAATGCCTGTCTAAAGAATGTACCCGTTTCACTTCCTTTAACAGTCACATATCCGACTACCCAAACAGCAACTCCGCCTTGCTTTGTAACACGGTAAAGTTCTTTTACTATCCCTTGAAATTTTGCAAAACACCATTGCGATATATTACCGTTATATGTTCTCAGGTTATCATAAGGTGGCGATGTGACGGTCAAGTCAACACTATCATCTGAAATATTTTTCATCACTTCAAAGCAATCACCCATATATAAATCTATCTGCAACATATCACCTTTCTTCATTACATTGTATAAACCAATTGGCTATCTTTATTATCTATTTCATAAGCCCAAAATTGACTTTCTGCTCTTTCTATCATCGTTTCACCTTTAGTTTTTAATCTCTTTATTTCCATTATACTTTTCTCCTACGAAATTTCATTCTTCATATGATTACTCTTTACATGCTTGCTCTAAACAATTTTCACATAGTTCTATTCGGATTATAGACCGTTGTTTATCATAAATGATGTTGTCACATATAGGTTTGCCATATTTCTCACAATAGAAATCAAATTGAATATCTACCTCAATTCTTATTTTATATCACCTCTCATTTTAATTATCGATAATAAATTTATTTAATCTCATCTTCAAAAACAATATTTATTTCCTCAATATATATTCTTTCAAATTCTTCTTCTTTCATCTCTCTCATATATGTTCCCCCTTTCGGTGAATATGCTTTGTCCCCAGTTATTTCTATATAAAGTGGATGCCAGTCTGATAATACTTCTGTAAAATAATTTATTTCACGTGGCTTATAAAATTTTTCAGACTCTTTTATTCCACCTGTAGATTCTTCTATTTTGTTATTTTCTCGTCCTTCTGGTACACCATACAAGATAACCTTATTCTCACCAATCTCAATACGGTGTTTCTTCCATCGTACTTCCACACAATACCTGACTACTTTATTATAACTTGTTTTTTTTCAATCTCTATTATTCTTGTTTTTGATTTTACCTCTTCGAGCAATTCAAGAGCATACATAAACGCATTTTCCTGTTTTAAAAAATTTTTGTTTCCAACCTGATAATACTTCATATTATCACCTCCTATTAAAATAATATTTAATTCTTACAAATACAAATATATATGATATTATCATACAAAAATATTCCTAATTCATTTATACAAACTACGTAAATAATTGAAAAGTAATTTCCTTATTGGTAACTTTTTCAAAAACAAATAACCAAATGGAATATTAAAAACTTCTGATATTTCAACAAGTTGTTCATATGTTGGATAATCCTCACATGTAATCCACTTATTTTTACCCATAGAACTCAACTTCCGCCACTTTAGCGGATGAACCAATTTTAATATTTTCAAAATCTTAGGGTTGTTAGTTTTTATTTTATTCTCCATATGTATTCGCAATCATTTCTATATTTATTCATCGTATTTAATTCTAACCATAGAAATTAAATTATCAATATCCCTGTTTATTGAAATCATATTAATTCTCCTTTTTGAATATTAAAATATTTTCTTTCTTCATTACATTGTATAAACCAAAAATAATTTTATTTATATTTTTCACAAGTTTAATGCCAATACTTTCCATGTAATCAACTGTAAATTCCACAGTCTTTATTTCTTGACATTGATAAGTAGCTTTCCCAATAACGATAACAGCATATTTATTAGGTTTAAGCACTCTATACATATCGCTATATGATTTTTTCATATCTTCATTATAAAGTTCTATACAACTCTTCCCATTTCCTCTGACACCTATAAATTTGTTTCTCATTTTAGAGACATCAAATCCTAAATCTTTAAGTGAATGAATATCATTTTGAACATAATCAAGAGCTATTGAGTAAGGTGGAGATGTAATTATTCCATCTACAGAATTATCAGGTAATCTTACATTCCTTGAATCTCCGACTTCTATTTTTACATCCCCCAATCTTAAATTTAATTTTTCTTTTATTTCAATATAATTTTGTATAGAATACATCATTAAATTAATATTTTTAATAAAAGAATTGATAAAATCACGATTTCGGCGTGAATTATCACTTACTGCTAATAATCTCGCTAATATATAAAAGTTTTTTACTCTTTCATCTTTTGATAATTTGTCTACTAAACTATAGTAATTGTTCTCAGTCTGAATTATATTGAACTTGATATCGGCTAAAATTTCATTCTTTAATTCTTTTATTTCCTCTATAACATAAATTAATTCAGTTTTAACTCTACCTTGCATAACACAATATGAGAAAATATCTATTCCTATGAAATTTATACCTAATAGTTGTGCTTCAAGTGCGGTTGTGCCACTCCCAGAAAAAAACTCAAAAACAATACCCCCTTCATTCAATCCAATAATATTTAACAATGCTCTAATCATTTATGTGTGAAATTTGCCTTTATATGGGTATATCCAGTGAGTTAAATATTGATTTACTGAACAAGTCTGATTTCTCTGAATGATTTGAAAATAATTTGTAAGTTGACCATCAACAGTTTTGTAATTTGACCCCTTATTCTTTATTAATTCTCTTTACTCATCTGATTTATTTAATATCTTAAATTCTCTTAATCCATTTATTACTTCAAAATCAACACCTATAACCTTTAATTCTAATTCTGCCAAAGATTATTCATAAATGAATTGGATATTATCTAATAGAACCAAATCTTTTACAGCATCATTATTATCCTTTTATACAATTGCAAATAAATTTATACTCATAATTTTGCCTTATTTATTTTTTTCATTTTATGTCTTTTTCTAATAAAAAATAATCTGTTAATTGAATAACACTACTAACTTGTCGAGCGTTCAATAAAGTTTTCTTTGTCATAAGAATGAAAGTAGTCCCGCCTTCTATTGAGACTTTATAATAATGATATTCAAACAACCCAAATACTGGATTAAAATGATAAATATGGGTAGTTAAAACTAAAAATAGAAACAATACCATAAAAAAAATAACATTGGAAAAAAAATTTCCATTAGCGGCAATAAATATGCAAAGATAAATGGAATTGTTCAATTATCGGCTGTTGATATTGATGTAATTTTTACAGAGAGTGACTGGAACTTCTTTATACCAATATTCAAAAGCATATAAGCAATGCACCTTAAAACAAAGAAAAGTACTAAATAAACAATTTCATTTTTATAGCATCAATTCTTAGATAATTCTTTAAACCAGAGGGTCAACATAACTGGAGAAAGAAAGGTAAATACCATTAGAATTTTCAATACTATGCTAAATATGATTCACCTAACGTTATGAAACATATTTCTAATTCGGTATCGTTATTATCTATTTCATAAGCCCAAAATTGACTTTCTGCTCTTTCTATCATTATTTCACCTTTGGTTTTTAAGTTTATTAATTTATACGCAAATATACAATATATGTTTCAATAATCGAAAATATTTTTTCCATTACACAAAAAAATTAAACAAAATTATACTAATAGCAAAATATTAGGTAACCTTAATCATACCATTATCATTGAGATAGAAGACCCATTATTTGAACTTGCTAAATAAACATTGAAATACTATAATAATCAGGTTGAAAAACTAAAACAGCACGTAAAAACTTCCTATATTTGGAATAATAATCCAAATATCGAACAACGGCTATGGCATGTTGAACCTATGTCTATTTCTCGATTTTTATAAGTTGTTTTTTAATTTGCTCACCTACTGCTTTAGTCATTGAAATTGCAACAAAATTGCCAATTTGTTTGTAAAACTCTGATTTATTATTTATCACTTTAAAACTGTTTAGGTAACCCATAATTCTGTAACACTCCTGAATTGTATGTTTTCTAACTTTCCATTCGTGCCAAATCCAAAACCTACCTGATGATTATTGAGAGGGTAGAGTAGGGTGTACACCTTCTGATGAATAAATTCTATTTGGCTATTTATGAACTCTTGATAGATGTCCCGTTCCTAGTCTTACTCCTGCTTTTCTTATTGGTTTATTTCTATAACCTGCAAACACTAAACCTGAATCTTGCTTTTTTTGGCCTTCCAAAATTGTATATGGCTCGTCAAAATATTCAAATTCATTATCTTTATCTAAAAAGTCTTTAAGTGCTGGTTTTGGTTCCTTTTTAATTTTTACAAAATCAAATTTGATTTCTTTATGCCCAATAATAATTATCCGTTCTCTATTTTGTGGCAAACCAAAATCTGATGCATTTAATACCTTTTTTGAAACAACATAACCTAACTCTTCAAGGTGCTGAACAATTATTGAAAGGGTTCGCTTATTGTCGTGGTAAACTAAGTGTTTTACATTCTCAAGGAACACAACTTTAGGTTGTCTTTTCTCAATAACTTCAAAAACATGGTAAATCAATGTTCCCTGTGTATCTTTATAACCTTTCATTTTCCCTGATATACTAAATGGTTGACAAGGAAAACCTACACAAAGAATGTCGTGTTCAGGAACAATCTCTAAATTCAGTTTTGTTATGTCGCCTAATGGAACTTCCCAAAAGTCGTATTCATAGACTCTTTGAACGTGATACTTGAACTCTGATGAAAAAACACATTTACCGCCAAGTTCTTGCAATGGTATTCTAAACCCACCAATTCCTGCAAAATGATCATTAAATATAAACTCAGAATTTTCAGGTACTGGATAAAGAATATTCCACTTTATTGATAACAATGCCCGTAATTCAGACTCTGCAACAAAATTTAATTCTTCATTGATAGTTTCAAAGTATTCCTTTGCTCTTTTTTCAATAAATTTTGAAACTCCATTTGTATGGTTATGAAAATAGTGCGTGAAATTGGCTTAATCTTCTGATTTACCATTTAAGGTTTCTATTTTTAGCTTGTCTCGAAGTTTAGAATATTTTATTATAACTTAATATTTTATTTTACCTTATGTTTCTTTCATTTTCTTGAAAATTTCGCCTTGACAATTTTGGCAAATTTACAAATAAGTTTGATTCTTTGCTGTCNAAGTCTTGAAAATTTAAGTAGATTTATTTCCTGTGGTGTCATCTTTTAGGGTGTTGGATAACTTATTATTATATTTATTCTTCTTCTATTTTGCTCCTATGTTTTTTTTATTTCTTCATGTCCCATTTTATTATTTTTAGCATTACTATTTTTTATTTGTATATGTATTTTATTATATCATCATCATCCAATTCATTCTCATCTAATAAAAAATTATTTAGCATTCGCATTTTTACAATTATCATTTCATCACTCTCTTCATTTGTTATCATCCCTTCCTTTTCTTTATCTCTCAATTCTACGTATCTCTTTTTTAATTCATCTACACCCTTTTGATGAATTATTAATATCATTTTTATTTTATTTTCAAACATTATTCCTGTTTTATCTAATACTGTTATTTTTATTTTATACTACTATTATAAATATTGCTATTATTATTTTTTTATTTTATTTTTTTTTATAATTTATACTTTTTTAAATTAAAAATTGTGTCGCCGATGTTAATGGTGGGACACCAAATTACCATTTTTTACCACAAATTTCCACTTTTAAACACTATCTGATTATCAAACATTTAACATATAATGTCTAACACATTGATAATCAGTATTCAATATAAACGAAAGAATAACAATATAATAATAAAAGATTAATAATTATGGTACGATAAAATGGGATTATGGTACAAGAATTAGAATAATAAAATAAATAGAATTGTGAAAGAAAAATAAAATTAAAATAAAATAATGTTATTTTAATCGAAAGATATAATACCAGGATCAACAATAATAAATTCGAAAGTAACAATACAATTAGTTAATATAAATATCATCAATAAGAGAATCAATAGTAATATTAATAAGATAAATATAGTCCAATTTGTTATTAGAGATAAATTTCACATGAAAATTCATAAATAATAAAAAAATTACGTAATTTATTATCGCCATATTTAGATAAGCCATAAATATAAATATCAATATCTAAAAAAATTAAGATATAAGAATATTAATCAAAAAAATACCAATAATCAGAAATATAATTAATATTTAAAATATTAAAAGATTAAAAGATTTAAGATTAGTTAAATGAATTTTTTTTTAAAAAGGCAACAATCGATATAAATAAAAAATAGATATAAAAAAATAATTATTTTTTATTGGGATTGTTATTAAACATTTTCATTTTATTTTCTAAGTTTTCTTTTTCTAAATTTTCTTTTTCAAAATGCCAAAATTGTACAATTTTATTAATTAATTTACGTTGCATTTTTTCAGATAAATTATTAAAAAGGGGATAATTTTTTTTAAAATCTAAAACGACATCATAAATTGGACGCATAATATAATAAATATTATTATTAGCATCAAATTTTAATTCTTTAAAAAATAAGATATCAACAGTTTGAATAAATCTAGCCCAAATCTCCATAGGTAAATTAATGTATCTATTTATTTGTTGTAGTTTTAATTTATTATAAATTAAAGAAGATTTTAAATTATCATCATCTTTATCATTATCATTTTTATTATTAAGAACAGTATTAATAGAATTAAGTTTATTTTGATAATTAAAATATTTTTTTGATTTAGTGGACTGAAAAATTTTATTATTAGAGCGATAATCATCAAAAGCGTGCTGTAATTCATGAATAAGAGCATTAAATAATTTATCGGAAATAGTAATATAAATACTATTATAATCTAAAGAAGTATTATCTTTACGAGATTCGATATATTGATTAATGATTAAATTAATAGTATTATATTCGACAAAAATTTCAATATATGAATTATTGTTATTATTAAGATTAGTTATATATTTACCACGAACATTAGATAAAGAAGTAACAGGAATAAAACGAATTTTCAAATTAAAATTATGAATAAAATCTTTTAATTCGAGATAGTTAGAAGAATCGATAGAAGATAAATTAATTACGGGTAAATCATTTAATTTACCATATTTATTTAGAATATTAACACATTCTTTAGATAATAATTTAATAATATCACTACCAAGTTTAATAATTTCATTAACTGTTTTATAGGTTTCAAATAAATTTAAAATTTCTTCATTTAACATATAATTAATATTCATAATAATATTAATAAATTAGCAAAAACCATTTAAAGGTTTAGAAAGTTTTTCACCGTTAATATGGGTTATAATACAAGGAGCACCCTTTTTCATATAGCAATCAAATTCAGTTTTACCATAAAGTAAAAATGAAAAAAAACCTTGTTTCCAATCAATATCATTAGTATTAACAGTAGCGGTTAATATAAATAGATAATCACCAGTTTTTTTTATGTCATAAAATCCGGCACCATTTTCATCAAAAGACCAAAAAACGCCAACATTATTTAAATCTAAGTCATCAATAGTATTAAGTAAAACCATTCTATAAATTTGAGCAATAGGTAAATTAGAGACGGATTTATATTTATCAATATAAGTATCAATTAAGTCATCAAGAGGATCACCAGTCATAACATCAGTATAATTCCAATCAAGATTACCGTCAACATCAAATAGAGCATCTGGAGCATTTTTATTAAGCCAAGAAATGACATTATTTTTATTTTTAAAATCGATATCATCATTTAAAACGATATTTTCAAAAATAAATTGAAAAATTATATTATATATTTTATTATTCTTCATAAGAAATAGAAATAATTAATATTGAATACAATAATAAATACTGAAAAAAATAAAATCAAAAGAATAAACCAGAATTAAATTTTAGAATAAAATTGCAATAAAACATATTAGTGGTTGGAACAACAGGATGGTCATTTAATTTATTAGGGGTAAATAATTTAAAATTAATAAGTTCATTATTTAAACGAATTAAATATAAATCAAAAATTTCATTCACAAAGGCATAAAATTTTTTATTAAATAAATCGTAAGTATTTAAAAATTTGATATTATCAATAGTTAAATTAGTTTCCTCAAATAATTTTCTTTTAATGCCATCAATTGTTTTTTCATCAAATATTATAGAGTCACCAATTATGCTGTATTTATTTTTAAAATATTAGTTAATGTTACTTCTTTTCAATAATACAATTTTATTTTGATATATGATAAAAAATAAAGTAACGATTTTCATATTATTTTATTCATTTGCTAATAATATTAACATCACGGTCATTAAGTGGGCTACCCACCCACTAAATTATTCATTATTATAATATTTAACTACTTAGTAATATTTAATATTATCTTTAATTTTAGCATATTAGCATAGAAGCAATTACCGTCTATCTCATCATATAGAATATCATTTTCTATTGCGAAATTTTTATCAAGAGGGATATTTTCAATTTCGATATAGAATGTTTTTGGTGTAAACGGGAAAATATTAATGAATAACTTTGAATTAACGAGTTCTAATTTACCGTTATTATCAAGATAAACAGAGCCTGTGAATGAATAAGTATCACTAACCCAAACAATAGCATCAATATTATATGCTTTGTTATTATATTTATATTTAAAGATATTACTCATACGTTTATTTTGATAAAAATATCCTACATCTACCCATTCGTCGTTTTCACCTGTTAATGGTGTTATTGTTTTGGCTAAACAAAGATTTTTAACTGTTTCTGAAATAGTTGCTGCGACATAATGTACAGAGCCTCCACTTTGTCCACTTTTCATAAAGTTATTTACCAAAGCCATAATCTCATTTTTAAATTCTAATACAACAGCATCAGGTTGTACTTTTTCGAAAATATGGAATTCATTTTTTGCGTGATTCTTCATATTTTTTATTTTAGTTAACATGTGGCAAATTAAACTAATTATGATAAAAAAAAAACAATGACAAAAATCATTGTTTTAGCAATTTAACATATTTTAAGAGGTTTTAATATTTTGTACAGGCAATGTAAATATACAATTTTTAATTTGAACTATCAAATGTTTTTGTCGCATACATTCCACAGGCTAAAGACCTGTGGGTTTTACGCTTCTTTTTATAAAACATAATTAAAACAATTATGATTAATAGAGCCTGATTTAGTACCTGCAATATATACAATTTAATTTATATTAATTGAGTCTAAAAATTTTGAAGCATTATTAAAACCGCCTTATAAACTGGCGATTTTTTTATATATCAATTTGTCATTTAAATCATCAATATTGTCAATTTCATTTTGTTTTAATATAGAAATGACGTGATGATTATTATTACTATGCCAAAATATTGGATTTTTCAGATGTAAATTAGTTTTATAAAATATTTTTGGTATTTTATCGCTAAATAAATAATTATTTAAGAAATTAGCGATTTTTTTACCATATTGATATTTATTTTCATAAATATGAATAATAGAACAAATATCAGTATTGTAATTATTTACGATATTATTATAAACAATTTTTTATATGGATTATATTTTCCATCATTAATCCAATTAATAAAATCCAGTAAAATACAATTCATAACCAAAAGATGTATTACTCTCACCAGTTTCAATTTTATTAACATCAAAGCCATCATGATTAGCGGTGCTACCATGAAAAGCAATAACATCAATAGAATTTAAATTAATAGATTTGTTGTTTTTTTGTATTTTTGATATTACATCATTTTCAACAATGGTAAATTTTGAATAAAACAAATCATTTAATTCATCCAAAATAATATTAATAATTTTATTCATAAGCATATAATTTAATTATAAAAACTAATTAAATTGATATTATTTGATTAATATTATAAATATTAATACGATTAAAATAAATATTATTAGGAAATTGATTGAATAGATATTTTGTCACATTACAGAGCCAAAATTTATGATTTATTTTAATATTATCATAATACTCACAATAATAATTAGCACCATTAAACAAGCAATTTTTTAATTTTTTAATATGATTAGCGCCATCGTAATTTTTTAGTGAAACGAGTAGCAATACGGAATCATCTCCTTTTGCGATTAAATCTAATAATTTGTCAGCACCAGCAACCATTTGTAAAGATGATTTAGAACCAATCCAATTAGGCAAATCAATATACCATTTGTTATTTTCTTTAATAAATTTATAAGTTTTCATAAAAAAAATGAATATAATTAATAGACAATAAAAAAAAGATTAATATTCAAATAAATACAATTGGGTTAATTGTTAATTTTATCGGTTAATACAATTGCAGATATACTTGGTCTGGTTAATGCAACATATTTAATTTGATTACGTTCTTTAACAAGCCAATTAGCATCAATGTCATTTTCCATAATAAAAGCGTGTGAATATGTGCTACCCTGTGATTTATGGCCAGTAATAGCATATCCAAAATCCATATCTTTAGAAATAATATCATGTGAATTACGATTATCACCATTTTTAAAATGAGTTATTGAAGATAATAAAATATTATTACGTCTAAATTTATAATAATCAGTCCATAATTTTTTATTTGATTTGGCTCTATATCTAAGAAAGTCATGTAATTCTGCATATAAATGTAAGTTATCAAAATCATTAATATCAACAATAAAAATATCGACATATCGATATTCATAATTTTCAATTACTTCTTGTAATTTAACATTATATCCTTTAATATCGTATTTGTTAGTTTCTAAATTTGATTTTTCAACTACTCTATAATCAGCACCATTATCAATAATATTAATATTATATCTTTCATCAATAATACTTCTATATCCCATTAAGATATCACCAACTTCAATGATATCAACATTTTTTCCATACAATTCATTTCTAATTATTCTATTAAGATTTAATACTGTTTGGTTTCTCCAAGCAATTAACTTACAATAATCAATATTTTTTTTAAAATCAATAGAATTAAATTTATCAATTAATTCTTTACGGAAAAAATTTTTATCATTAGTAAAAATAACACCTTCATCATACTCATTTATTTTTGAAAATCTTTCAAAACAATCATTTGGTTTGTCTAAATTATTTCTAAGAGCATTATATACTAATACTAATGGATTTCGTATATTTTGTCTTTCAATTTTAGTTAACCAATGTTTATCAATATCATTGTCATAAAAAACAACGCTTTCATTTTCTCCGATTGGTGGTATTTGCGCAGGGTCACCAATAAATAACACCTTAGTTCTTGTATTTAAAGTTTTTGACTTAATTAACTCAAACAATTCCAAATTAATCATAGATGCTTCGTCAATAATCACTAAATTATATTCATTAATTTTTGGCAAAGCAATTGAATTAAATTTAGGGTCATTTGGATTAAAATCATCAAGATTCACATCAGGTCTTAACCCTAATAATGATTGTAAAGTAGCACCACCCATACCTGTTTTATTAACAATAACTTTTTTTGCTTTATGTGTAGGTGCGCTAATAATAGTACCAAAAGAATATTTATCAATAATTTTTTTTACAATTGTGGTTTTACCAGTTCCAGCATATCCCGCTAATGTGAAGTAATTATTTTGATTATTACTTAACCAGTTCAAAATTTTTTTTATTCCAATATATTGCTCATCATTAAATGTTATTATATTACCATTTGGTAGACATAATTTATCATCGGAAATGTTTTTCATTTTAATTTCATTATTATAAACAGTAATAAATAAAAGTAATCATAAAAATATTGATATGAAATAATAATTATAATACGAAAAAAATATTATATTGTTACAACAAAACATCAATTTTTAGTATAATGAATTATTTTATATTCGATACGATTTTTACTAACACACCAATTAGAAGAAATATCAATAGGATTAAAATTATTTGATAAAATGTGCATTGGAAATTTTTTATTTCCCCATTCAATTTTTTTATTAATCCAAGTAATTACGGCTTCATCACATAAATTTAATAGTGATTCATAAATCATCGCACCACCAGCAACAAACACCTTATCACATTTAAAATCACTATTTGTAATAATTTGCATAAGCATATCAATTGATGGTATTTGAAAGACATTTGGTTTTAATTGTATTATATGTGAAATTTGATTATTTAGTACCAAATACATTCGTTTTTCAAATGCTTTTTGTGGTAGTGTTAAATATGTATTATAACCAACAACAATGCAACTACCCATTGTTGTTTTTCTAAAATGATTAAAATCTTCAGGTATATACCATGGTATTTCATTGTCAACACCAATAATACCATCAATACTAACAGCAGCAATTGCAATTAATTTAGTCATATATAAAGTATAATTATAATTTAATAATGCGAAAAATACATAGTAAAAATATAATAAAATATTAATAGTAAAAAGAATTTTTTTTAATCGAAAACAGATTTATATAATTTTCTTAAATTATACAATGATAAAATATTATTAATATGAGGTGGTAAATATTTTACGTGTTGTTTTTTTAATCTATAAATTGATTCTGCATGACAACCATCAAATACTTGTTGTATAATTTCTTTTTTCCAATCCAAAATATCATCATTTGGATGTTCAATATTATATGCAATATATTTTAATAAAACAGTAATAATTGTTGATACGTTAAGTGTTTTTGTTTTAAATTTAAACCATTCATTACCACATGCATTACAATGATTTATTTCGATAAAATTGGATTTGTTTATATTATTAAATTTATCTACGTCATTATATAATGCAAAATTAATATAAACATTATTTTGTTGACTTATAATTTTATTAACAATAGTTTTACTATTAGAATTATTACAATTGGGACATGTGTTATCATAATATTTTTTATATTGTTGTTGTTCATTATTTTCCATATTCATTATAATTTTACTTCTATTTAAAATTAATTCGATATCTAATTGAATTAATTCAGATTCTTTTTTGGAAAAAATATTAAAGAATTTACGAATGGTCATAATAGTAAAATATTATTAATCTTTAAATTAAATACTAACATAATTTAAATAATATTAATCATTATCGATTTTAAACGATTCTTCTTTTTTTAATCTAAAACTTTTTTTTTCTTTTCTATATTTTTCTTTTAATTTATTTTTTAAATCACGGCCTATTTCATTTACTGCAAATAGTGCATTTACAATATTATCTAATTTATAATCATTACAAATAATACCATCAATAATTACAATTCCTTTATATATATTACCACCATTATACAATGGCATTTTATTATAAACCAATTTCACCTCAACAACTAATTCATTAATATTACCATCAAGATAATATATTAATTTATAACAAGCATTATTAATCATAACGAATTATACTTCACATATTCACGAAACCATTTACTAAACATAATGGGTATTATATAATAATTAGAAAATCCATATAAATCACAAGAATAAAAACCATTTACACTAATAATATAAGTATTATTATCATCAACACCAACATCTAAGCAGTATGCGCATGGTGATGATTTATAGGAATTAATCATTGTTAATATTCTATTAACATTAGGATATTTTGTAAAATCTCCCCAATAATTATATAAACCAACCAAATGCTTTTGATAGACAAAAGCACGCCATTCACTATTAAAATTAATATGTTGTGATATTTGATAGGTATCAATTGGAACATTTACAGGTTTATTATCACAATTAACAATGCCGAAAAAACCAGTTACAGAACTATTACTATTAACAATATATTCACCAGATAATTTATTTAATATTTTATGTGTATCATTAATAATTTTCTTACCAGAGAATCCATACAATTCTATTGGGATATTAATTGGTTTTATTTTAATTTTAAAAAATTGATATAAAAACGAATTAACAAAATTCACGTCACCGACAGGAATATATTCCTTATGATAGGGTTTAAATCTAAATTTATTATAATATATATATTTTATTTTATTGTTTGTATAATATAAATTATAAATTTTTATTGATTTTACCAAAATAAAACAATAATCATAATTGATTTCATTATCGTTTTTTTGTATAATAAATTTCATTTTTTTTATTATTTATCCAACCAATATACCTTTGGTGCAGAATTTTCATCATTACCATAAACTATTCTAACATATTCATTTCTTGTAATATTCCAAGATTCAATATCATACCATAATCCACATGATGGAAATTTAATTGTTGCTCTTTTTGTTTCTTTAATATCTTTAAATATAAAAACTTCTTCATTAAATAATAGTGATATACCAATTGGCGAAAAACCAGATTGTATTAATTCTTTTAAAAAGATACTATATGGTGTACCTTTCATTATATCATAATATAAATCATTAAACATAATTAAAATTTTTATTTATAATAAATAAGTTGAATATGTAATTTTTTTTGCAAAAATAAAAAAAAATATAAAAATGTTTGTAACATTTTATGAAAAATTTCGTATATTTACAAAAAAATTAAATTTTAATATATTTGGAATTTAAATGAAAATAAAAATAAACAAAATTTTTTATTTTAAAAAAATACCGATAATAATTTTTATATTATTTAATTATAATATAAGTGAATGTGATATTTTAAATAATAAAAAAATATTAGACTATTTTAATAATAGAATATTATTATATGACAATATTTGGGGTAGTATATATAATCCAACAACACATCAATGTGATGATACTCCAAATATTACTGCTGATGGCTCAATAATTAATGTTAATAATGCATCTAATTTAAGATGGATTGCAATAAGTCAAAATATGTTAAATTGTTCATATCGAAATAAATTATTTAGCAATAATGAAAACAGATTTAAAGGCAAAATTAAATATGGTGATACTATATGGATTGAAAGTAAATTTTCAAAAATTAATGGAATGTGGATTGTTCATGATGTAAAAAACAAAAAATATTCAAATAGCGTTGATTTTTTACAAACAATTAATGATAATTCATTGTATAATAATGATAAATTATGGAATGGTAGGTTTGAAAATATTAAAATATATAAATATAATAAATTACTTTATCCACAAAAATAAAATACTATGATTATATTAACTAATAATTATTTGGGATGGTTTATTATTATAGGAATAGTCACATTTATTGTTATTGTATTTACAGTATTACAATTATTATTAAATGGATATTTTCATAAAAAAAATAAAAAAAATGAAAAACGATGATAATTTGGGACATTTGATGGTTGATATTGAAACTTTAGGTACTAAAAGTTATTCGATAATATTATCCATAGGTGCTGTTGAATTTGATATATCAACTGGTATTACAGGTAGAGAATTTTATCAAACAATTGATATTAATTCAAGTATAGATTATAATTTTAAAATTGATGGTGATACTTTTTATTGGTGGTTAAATCAAGATGAAAATTCTCGTAAATTAATATGTAATCATACTATTGATATATATAATGCATTGTTGAAATTTAAAATTTTCATTGATGAATTGAAAGATATTCAAATTTGGAGCAATGGGTCAAAGTATGATTTAGGTTTGCTTGATAACGCATATCAATTATGTAAATTAAAAACACCGTGGAATTATCGTAATGAAAGAGATGTTAGAACATTAGTTTCATTAGCACCACACATAAAAAATAATATTCAATTTTTAGGTGTTAGACACAATCCAATTGATGATTGTAAGTATCAAATAAAATATTGCAGCGAAATTTGGAAATCATTAATAACTAAATAAATATATCATTATGAAATCACTAAAAATTTTCATTTATTATATGCCATTCATAGTGTTCTATTTTTTTGAATCATTATTAATAGCATTATTTGTTTCAGTTTGTTGGAATCTTGTAATATATCCAACAATAAATTTTTATTTAACTTATTTTCAATGGGTCATTCTTATTTGGATAATAAAAATTGTATTTCAAAACATATTTACTGTTTTACAGGGTACGATTAATTTATTAACGAATATTAATAATTATAGTAATATATTAACAAATAATAATGAAAAAAATGAAATACAGTAAAGACACATCTAGAATAACCGTTAGCATATATGATAGTGAAACGGAAGAATTGATATTAAAAATACCCAATAGAACTTGGATGGATATTGGTCAAATATTTACTTCTCATAATGTAACTGAATTAATAAAAAATGAGATTAATAATAGAAATATAGCACCACCATCAAAAATATTAGTTATGATAGCAGAAGAATATACATTAACCGATTAATAATATTAATTGCTATTAATAGCATATGTGCCAATAATATAACAAATAATTATTGGCATTTTTTTTAATTAGTGCCTATAATTTAACAAAAAATATCAGTATAAAAAAAAATTTATTATTTTGTTTGTAACAAAATGATTATTGTTTCGTATTATAAATCAAAAAATACTAACATGAAAAAAATATTAATTACATTAGCAATATTTTACATTTGCACATTTCAAATTTTTGGACAAAAACAAATTCAAAAAGTTGCTCAATATAATGAATTTAATTGGGTAACAACAAAAGATTTAAAAAACGTTACAACATTAAATAAAATATCGTTTATACCTGAAATACAACATGTACATTTCATATACAACAATAAAATATATTTATTATCATACGATTTAATTAGTAATGATAGTTATTATATGGGTCTTTGTTTTAAAGGAAATAGAAATTTAAATTTATATTATAGAGAAATAACAGATAATGAAAATAGTAATTGGCAATTAGCCACAAATAATATAATAACAAATTATTATTATGATGCGTTAAATTTTCAAGAGGCTGTATTTCACAGATATAATAATGAAAGTCCTGATGATTGTTCTACAATAATTTCAATAGGTGATGAAATTATTTTGAAATTATCTATTTTTAAATTTGAAGTAATAAATGATACGTGTTATATATCCACTAGATTTGAATATTTTTTATTAATTCCAGAAAAAAACAATAAATTTAGTGTAAAAAAATTTAACTAATCTTAAATTATATGACAGAAAATAATAACATAAGTTATAAAATTAATAGTTATCCCAATAATAATGATTTAGCATATTATAATGATTGTTATATAACAAATCATGATGGATTTATATATTTAAAAAATTTTGATAATAATAATATGCCACAATTAATAGGTGAATTTTTTATTTCCACATTAAATATTGAAATAATAAAACAATTAAATGTTAATATCATAAATGTGTTTAAAAATTATACCAATGAAATATTATATTCAGAATTATTAAAAGTAATATATCAAAAAGAACTAAATATTTTTAAATACAGTAATATAGTTATCGTGCAATCATTAGTTATAAAAAAAGAATATCGAAAAAAGAAAATTTTCAATGATTTTGTAGAAATGTTATTTAGAGAATACTATAATAATAATACATTAATAATTTTATTAGTATTACCATTTCAAAAAAATCCTATTGATTATAAGTATTATAAGCAAAAAAAACAAATAATAAAAACAAAATCAAATGATATTACTATCAACGCATTTGATTATTATAATCTATATGAATTTGAACAAACAAATGATGATGAATTATGTGAATTAAAATTATTTAGTCACGCATCAAAAATGGGATTTTCAAGAATAAGTAATACACATATATTCATTTTAAATAAGCCGAATATAATAATAAATCAAATAATAAATAAAAGCCCTAATTGCTAATTCAGAATAATTTGTATTAATTTAATATATTAAAGTATTTATAATAGTAATTTATTTTTTTAAATGAAAATAAAGAACCATAAAATATTAAATTTTGTTCCATACGAAATTTTTATTATTTTTGTTCACGTTTTTTAAGTTAGAAATCGAATGATTTTCATTTCCAAAAATTATTATTAAAATCTAATAAATATGAATAAAATACAATTTTTATATAAAATATTTATAGTAATAACATTATTAATGTTTGGAAGTTTATTTATAAATTGGATTGAAATAAATAATACACATGCAGATAATAATGGGAGTTTATCAATAATTGCAGAGAATTATTTATTATACGATAATTTTTATAAACAAAAAAGAATTAATGATGATTTATTGAATAAAAATAATTTATTAGGTGATGCTATTAATGAATTATATAGAACATTAATGAACGATAATATTAATATTAATAACATACCCAATGATTCAATAAAGATTTATTTAAATAAAATATTAAATTTAATTCCAGACATACCACCCATTGAATATAATAATAAAATTATAATAACATCAAAATTTGGTTATAGAATACATCCGATAAAAAATCAAACACTTTTTCATAAAGGTGTTGATATTAAAGGAATTTATAATACACCAATTATAGCAACAATGTCTGGTATTGTGGTTAAAATAGATAATAATGCTGGATATGGTAATTATATCATAATAAAAAATTCAATGGGATTTCAAACATTATATTCTCATTTAAATAAAATATATGTAAATGAAAATGATTGGGTTGATAAACATCAAAAAATCGGTACACTTGGTAAAACGGGTATGATAACTAATATTCATTTACATTATGAAATTTATCAATCAAACGAATTAATTAATCCAATAAACAATACATTTATTAAGTATAAAGATAAAATTTCTTATAAATATGAAAACTAAAATTAAAACAATTCACGAAGAAAAAATAACCAATTCATACGAACAAAAAAAAATTATTGGTGTGTTATTTAACTATTCAATCGATTCATCAAATTTAGATTGGAAAGAAACGTTGTTTTATCTTTATAATTATAACACACAAACATATATTTTTTTCAAAACAATTACAGAACTAATTAATTACACATTTTATGGTAATTTCGGTACTTTGTCTGCAATATTAACGGAAAATGAATTTGATGTATATTATGATGCTAAATATATTAATGATAAATTTTCTAATTTATTGGAATGGACTCAATAGTATTTTTTATTATCAATGGGATTATAAATATCAATATATTTTTTATTAGTAGCATTATCATAACCTTCATTCCACCAATTATTTAATTGATATGAATTAAAATACATTGGATTATTATTTAATTTTCTGGGTAACCAATATATCATTACCCTAACTCCTTTTTTATTTAACATTTTAATTTTATTAAAAAATATATCTGTTTCAATATCATATCTAACAATATGAATAGTTCTAAAAATATTATCGATAATATTATTTATATTATACATTTCATAAACATCAATATTTTTGGGTTTATTTAATATAATATCAATTTCATCAATATTTATATTTAATAATTGATTAATTCCAATCGATGTAGTTAATATACCACTACCCCATAAACCAATTTGAAATTCATTTGATTCATTTTTCCATCCTTTACTAATCAATGATGTAAATAATGGAATATTTCCCCCACACCACATCCAATCCTTAAAATCATTAAAATCTTCATATAATGAACTAAAAAAATGAATTTTTGATGGTGATTCTGCATAATTTTGAGCAGTAAGTAATACTTCTTTATTCATTAATCTAATTTCATCATACATTGATGATGTAAAATACAAATCGATTAATTTTTTTAAATTATTTGTTGTATGAATTGTTTTATTGTTTAATAATATAGATAATATTAATGATAGTTTTTTTATTTTACCATCTTCAGTAAATGATAATGGTTTATACCATGAAATATCATAAATACTATTATTGTTAATATTATTAAAAATTGAATATAAAACATCCCAATGATTATTAGCAATAAAGGGGACAATTAAATTACCTGTTGAAATACCGATAATAATGTCATAGTTTTTATTTAATTTTGCTAACACACCACAACCATATGCGCTCCAAGCACCACCCCCAGAAAATATACAAACCCTTTTATTATTCATTATTTTTTTTATAATACTATAAATAAATAGTAAAAATTTACAATAAAAAAATTAAGGCAACCATTAAAGTTGCCTTAATTCATTAATAAATTGTATTAGTATATTTGTTTTTACTGCAGATTGCAAAACCAAAAAATCAATCATTTCTTTTTGGGGATTATCATCATAATGTTTCCAATAATATTCTGAAATTTCTTCTTTTGGTAAAATATTAACGTTTTTCTTTAGTTTCATTAAATCAGATATATATTCTAATGATGTATTAAAATCATAACCATTAAATTTCCAAATATTAATAACATCGATTACTTTTGAATCCCAAGGTTTTGAATATAAAATATTTTTTAATATTAATGGTATTGTTTTATTATTAATAGAATTCCGATATTTAATATGTTTTTTTATTAATAATGGAATATCAAAATTAATAATATTATATCCACATAAAATAGGAAAATATTTTGGTGATGATAAATTTCCATCACTAGAAATTTCATTAAGTACATCAAAAAATTGCTCAATAATTATCATCTCATTATCACTAACAATTTTTTTAAAAACTCTATTAATTTTACCTTCTTCAAAAAATACATTAGCATATGTTATTGCTATAATTTTACAAAATTCATGATTATATGGTGCATATTTTTTATATAATGTAATATTTGTTTGTTCATCATTACTATCATAATCTATATTATATTTAAATTTTAATGTATTTTTCCATAAATTAAACAATTCATTATTTTCGTTTTTTAAATTTTCAATTGTTGAAAACATTAAAACAGTTTCAACATTTATAAAAAGCATCTCATATATTGATGCTTTATTAAAAACAATTTCATACATTTCCATATTAAATTAAATTTATCGGTTAGTAATTTGCAAATATAGTTAAATTTTGTTGGAAAAAAACAAAAATTTTAAAATTTTTATAAAAAAACATTTATGCTCTTCTTTTGTTTCATTATAAATCTTCAACACATCATAATATGAATATGAGTTAAGTTCATCATAATCATATTTATCAGATTCATATTTCAAAATATATGATATTAATTTTTTTTTCTTATTGTTATTCTTTTTATTTTTATTATCAATTTCATTTAAATATTTACTACCAAAATATTCTATATTACGAACATATTGTATTTTTTCTGATTCAACAATTGCGTTTATTTGATTGTTAAAATCATTATAATTTTCATAATTATCTTCATTATCAAATTTTAATAAATTTTTATTCATAAAAAAAAATAAAATTTTAACTATCAAAACTATTATCATCTGATGTTGTTTCACTCTTTTTTATTTTAGTTTTATTTTTAGTTTTATCATCTGGTTCTAATTTATTAACAACATCATACTTTTTAAACATTTTAATTAAATCACTTTTTATTTTTTCAGTATCATTTAAATATTTTTCTCTTTCTTTCTCTAAAGATAATTTTAATTTATTAACACTTTCATTAAATTCGTTTTCTCTTTCTTCAATTTTTTTATTAATCTCAATAATAATTTTCACAAAATCAATCAAATTATCAATAGTTACGGTATCATTATTTGGATAAATTTTTAATAAAACACCAACACTACTTTTATTTAATACGGTACAATTAATATGTTCATTACTATCAAAAATCCAATTTTCAGGTATTCCAATTTCAATTTCATACCAGCCATTAATAGTGTTTCTATTAATAGACAATAGACATCCTTCAATTGGTTTTATTATATCATTTAATGTAGTTGACATATTTTATAATAAATAAGATAATATTATTGTTGTTGAAAACCACAAAATTATTTTTTCATTTTGAGTTAAAATAAAACGAATTGTATCGTCTTTCAATTTAAATCTACCAAATATTTTTATTAATAAATCCAAAACTAAGTATATATAATAAGTACAAGATAAATAAAATATTATTTGATAAATTTCTAATATAAATTCCTTCATAAAATGAAAAATTAAAAAGCATATGCACAAATAACAAATCAAATCATATATTTGTACATATGCTTATTTGATTTAATTATTATTCAATATGCGTATGTCCATGATGCATGGGATTTGAATTTTGAACAAATGATTGCTGTGCTTGCGGTGGTTGTTGCGGTGGTTGTTGCGGTGGTTGTTGCGGTGGTTGTTGCGATGGTTGTGATGTTTCAGTAAAATATTTATTAACCAAATCAATTTGACCATTCAATTTAAAAATATTTTCTAATTTGTTACTTATTTGTGTTATTTTGTCTCTATAACACATGTTGGGTTCTTGTGCTAAACGAACCAATTCCATTTGTTCATACATCTTTTCAGATGTTAAATGGTTTAATAAATCAACAACTAAATTTGCCATAATAAGATAGTTTTATTAGTTATAAAATAATTAATTTGTTTGAGATTGTAAAAATAAAGTAAATTTTATAAAAATACAAGAAATTTATACAAAATTTATTATATTTTTTTCTGATTTTTGAGATAACGAAATATTAAAAATATTATACAATTCAATTAAAACATTTAAACGATTTTTATTTTTATTATTATACATATCAAATATTTTTTTCCAAAAATTTTCATAATATTTTATTGAAGTATCTAACGTTTTATCATTAATAACTTTATAAAACTGATGATAATAATAAGTAAAAAAATATTCACGTAATTCATTATTATCGCTAAAATCAATTTCTTCTAATTTAAATTCATCACATACTTTATTAAAACACCAATTGTAATGATTTCTTATATCAACATCATCACTAAGTGATTCATAATCTATATAATAGTTATAAATATAATACAATAAATTCAATGTGAAATCTTCAAAAATTTTCACCTTATCATTTACAATTATTAATTTTCTTGTTATATTTTTCATATATCTATTTTAACGATTTTAACATTTGAATTAATTCTGATTGTGGATGGCAATCTGATTTATCGTTTCTATAACTAACATGTGTCCAAATACCACTAACACCATCTAATGCTTTTTGGTTAACATCCCACATATCATCATTATAATCCAGTGGAATGTTATATATATTACCCCAATATTTAATTAATTTATATAATGATACTATTTGTTCGTCGGTATATTTTTCATATGCATAAAACCCTCTAAATGGTTTTGAATAAATAACAAAATTATTCACAGGTTTATTTGATATGTTTGGAATATATTTTTTCAAAGAATTACTCCAAATAACAGGATACCATTTATTTCGATAATTCATTAAAGGTCCCCAAGAATCAATTTCAACACCAATAGACATTTTATTTAATTGAACGTTATTCGACGATTTAACTCCTAAATGATGCGCCCAATATTTAGTTGAAAAGCATTGATAAATATTTCCTTTCCAATCAATAATAATTGCTGTTGCTATTCTGTTTGTTGTTGACAACCAATGTGCTAAATCACCATTAACACCAATACCAGATACTGTATGATGCAAAACTATTTGTTTTTTTTGTGTTTGCTCTCTATAATATTTATCAACTGGAAAATTAACCTGAATAATATCATTTAAATTTAAATCATCATATTTTTTACCTTCAATATCATTTAATTTTTTTGCGTATGATATTGTATCTTCAATTAATCCCAATGATAATTTATTTATACTAATCATAATATTAATATTTTAATATAAATACAAAAAATGTGGAATAATAATTTATTATTCCACAAATATAATAATAATAATTTAATATTACAATTAAAAATTAAATATCGTATTCATTTACTAATTTGGTATATTCATTAATTGTAATATTTAATTCTTTACAAATTTTACGTATTCTAAAATTATTTAACATCGTAACACTAAGTAAATAAATACCAATAATAAATAATAAGCAAGCAAATAAAATTGTAGAATATTTTACAAGCAATGAATTTAAATTGAAAATTACATCAATAAAGCCAAACATAAATAATATTATTAATGGAATTATAATATTTTTATTTATTGATATAGTATTATTTTTACTTGATAAAATATATTTATATGCAAATGATATATATTTATTGGGTTTGTGTTTATTATACACTTCAATAAATTTTTCTTTTGATATTTTATTTGTTTTTACTCGTGCCATAATTAATTCTTTAGTTATTTAAAATCCTCTGTTATTTTTTACTTTTTTCGTATCGATAAAATTTTTGGGATTGTAATTAATTAATTTTTTTAATTTATTATAATTTTCCGAAATGTTATTATCATTATTTTTGTTTTCGTTATTATTTTGTTCTATATCTTCTATCAAATAAACTAATTTACCATCAGTATAAAATTTATTATTATTTAACGTTTTATCAATTTCTTCATTAATCAAAACAGTATAATTTTCTGTTTTATTATAATATTTATTACCCAATCCAGTAAAATTCAACTCATACAAATCACCAGCATAATTACCAACTAACACATCATTCAATGTAAAATCAATCAATCTATTTTTCCCATATTTATCAGTATATTTACCAGTTATCATCATTTCATCAACATTGGTCTTGGTAGCTCTGCTATTTTCAATAGGTTGATTATCTTTATTATACATTGGTGCTTGATTACGGAATTGAATTTGTTTTTTTCTTAAATTATATAAATCATTACCCATATCATTTTTCATTCTTTCTTCAAATCTATCACTAACATCATTATCATATTTAAGACTATGCAGACCCAAACGATATAAATCAACTTCGTTTTGTTCTTCATCTGTTAAATTACGTTTTGGTATTTCATCACCATTTTTATTATCTGAATTACCTACATTTTTTAATGCCTTATTACTTTTCATATCAGCATTTTTTATTTCATTTTTTTCGATATCATTCGACAACTCCTGTGGATTATCAATATTTGTTTGTTGTTCTTTCCATTGTAATTCATTTTCAATATTAATCATTTGTATGGTGTAGCTATTTGATAAATCTTTTTTAAAATTTTTTTTGTTTTCATTACCCAAACGGTCTTTTAATATTAATGCTGATGGTTTTCTGTCTTCCATTAAATTTTTTAATTTTTTTTGATGTATAGTTAAAGCATTTAATTCATTTTTAACACTTTTCATAAAATCATTATATTCTATATTTTCACTAATTTTAGTATTTTGTGTACCTCTTGGAACATTTTGTCCCATATCGGCATTAGTATCAATACGATTTGCCATAGTTGATTCTTGTCTTGATATTATAGACTTGTCAGTTTCACTAACATTATTTTTATTTATTAATTCTTGAATTAATTGGTCAGTTGCATTATTAATCATTTCATTCTGCCATTTTTTATAATCATATACTAAATCAAGGTCATATCTATAAACACCAATATCAATTCTACCATCAGGATATTTTGCATTCACATATTGCCATTTTACATTATTTAATACAAATGGTTCTTCTCCATAAATATCCGATACATATTCAACAGTATCATATATTGATAAAAATTCATTGATTTTTTCGGGAATATTATCATGTTTAGTACTTGCAAAATCTTTAATATCATTCTTGCTAACACTTTTTGCTATTTTTTTTGCAGCACCCTTTAATTTATTCATTGGTATTTTTCCCATTTTTGCTGCATATGCAATACCAAAAAGTCTTTGCTGTGCTTTCGATTTTGATTCTTCATCAATCTTATCAAAAGATTTAATATTATATAAACTTAAATCTTTTTTTGTAACACCTCGAACTCCTAAATCAGATAAACTAAGTCCGATATAACTTAATCTATCATTAATGGCATTTTCAATATTATGAATTAATTTTTGATAAGACATAAACCCATTTACATCAATATATTCCCACAATGAATTAATTTGCGGTAAATCATTAAAACTAATATCATTCGGCAATATTTTATTAGCTAAAGCAATTGCTACAATATACAATGCTTCTCCCTTTAGCATAGGTATGTGCTTTTCAGTCAAACCACGTCCTGTTTTTTTATATAATAAATCAACTAATTTGATTAATTCGTTTTTTGTTGAATATAACGAATTAATATCAACATCTAATTGTTCATAATATTTTTCAAATCCATCAGATTCAATCAAATAATTAGATTCTTGTATTATTTTACCGCCATTCCAAATCGGTTTTCTTAATATTGGACTATCTTTACCTTTTATTAAATCACCCTTTCCCCAAACATATTTTGTTGAATAAAATCCTGAACTTGAACTAGTTACAGTTTCATCCACATTATCATTGGTATCATTACTGAATTTTTTTTGTGTGCTAAAATTACCTGAATATGAACCAGAACTTGCAGATGTGGTTGTTTCATCAATAGTATTAACAACATCTAAATTATAACCAATTTGTTCTAATTCATTTTTTAAATCTTCATATTCATCTTGTGTTGCTAATCTACACTTTTTAGCATATTCAGGACTAACAGCACCGTATTGTGTAATATGTGAATATCCCATATAATTACCATAATTATCATATGGTTCATCGGGAAAATATGCCAACACATTAGATGAATCGTTATCTGATTTATGTACTAGAAAAACAACTTTAGTTTTTTTATTATCGTAGTTTTCGTTTATACTTTGACTATATTTTTGCTTCAATTGATTAATTCCACTAATATCACGTCTTTTTTTCTTTTTAGGCCTAGCCATTTTATATTTTTGTATATATTTTAGACTATTAAGAACATATTCATTAAATATAATATTCATAATAGTTTCATTATAATGATACCCATATTTTTCTTCACCTGTTTCAGCCATTTCATTATATACTGCTAATAATTTTGGGTCTGAAAAAACCAAGGCTTCCATTTTGGGTAAACTGAATATCTTTTTTTTCAAAGATTTTTCAGATTCAGTCAAATTAGCATTGACATCAATATTAAATTTTGAGTTTTTGTTATTTTCAATATTTTCCATTTTATATATTTATTAATAATAATATTATTTAATATCAGTTTTCCAAAAATCTCTTTTTTGCCATAATACTTTATATACTGCTTCAAATGAATTTTTTATCATTGATATTAATTCTTCTCTTGATTGACTATTGGATTTTTTTATTATTTTTTTTATTTCATTATCTAAAGAATCAGTAATAAACTTTTTTATTTCATCGTTTACTAACTGTTTTATTTCTTTATTTGTCATTTTATATATATTTCTTGATAATAAATACTTTTTATTTATAAAAAAAAATAATATGATATAATAATATCATATTATTTTGATGCACATATTATAATAAAAATTAATTAACACCAATAATATAACCCCCAGCTAAGCCTAAAGAAAATATAATCAACCTACCACCATTGCTTTTCATAAAACGATTAAATTTTTGCCAAAATGTGGGATTTAATTCATTTTTATTTATTTGTGGTATTATATAACTATCCATGCCATAAACCTTAATATATTTGTTACTATTAACGACTTTTAATGACACAGGATATCCTTCCTTTTTATCATCTTTCCAATAAAATATTACATATTGTCTATTCGGAATTTCAATACTGTTGAACATTAATGTTGGTGATATATTTTTTATTGGCATCACATTATTTACATTAATATCAAAAATGAATGTCGAATCTTTAGATGATAAATTATTAAAATTAATAACATTATTTATTGTATCAATATTAATCTCATTATTATTACTAATTACAATTAATAATGAATCTAATTTAAACCTAGTATCAATTAAAGCACTATTAATTATACTATTTTTTAATTTTAAATTTTCAATATTATTCAACAAATCTTTTTGTCTTTTTGATAATTGTGAATTTATTTTATTTAAATTATCGAATGAAGACTGAATTGTTAATTTTTCAGCAACTAATTGCTTGTTAATATTTTCATAATATGTGATACTATCATGAATTGCTTTATATAAATTATTTTGTGATATAATTTCATTATTTAGCGATGAAATTTTATATCTTTGAAATATAATAATTGCAACTAATAATAATAAAATTATAATTTTTTCAAAAATTTTCATAATTGATTTATTTCTGTAATATATTATTTTTCCAATATTTATAAAATTCATCATAATATTTTTTTACTCTTTCAATAATTTTATCATTTTCGGGATTATCTGACGAAAATCCTTCTAAATAATTAAATTCAACACCAGAAGTATTTTCATTTGGAGTTACTTTATATACAAATTGAATCACACCATTAATAGTACCACCCCAAAAAACATAATCATCATAAATTTCCAATTCAATGAATTTTACAACAACATTTAAATCATTAAAACTTNTAATAAATTTATTTTCTTCGTATTTTTGGTCATATATTGTTTTTTTGTTATATCTAACAATTTCATTCAATCTTCTTGTTATTTTCAATAACCTACGCATAGTCATATTATTATCATTCTTACTAACAATATCATTACTAATAATATTGTTGTTATCATAATTACGAGTTTTTTTTAATAATTCTCGCATTGTTATAATATTATTGTTCGACATTTTATTCAACATATATTTTTTAATATAAATACTTTTAATACTCAATACTATGATTTTTTACTCAACAATTCAATAAATTTATCAATTTCAAATAATGGTGTAAAATCACTACTAGTAGAAATATAATTAGTTCTAAACACAATACCTTTATATTTAATTGTATCAGCATGATATAAATTAAAATCAATGCATCTGTTGGGAATGTTATGTTTATCACATAAAAAATTACATAATTCAGCAGTACTAATTAATTGTTGTTCATTAATATCTTCCCAATAATCACATCCNAACCATTTTTTTTCAACAACATTTTTTGAATCACATAATTCACCCAACCAATTAACAAATAAATCATTATCGTTTTTAAATAAACACCCCATATTTTCAAGTACGATTGATATTATTTTTTTATCTGCTTCTTTTATACCAAGAAAATCAGTATGATATTTCGTATCATAGTGTTGATAAATATTACCCATTCTATCAATTGTGAAAGTATTCCAATTTTTTGATTTACCAAATTCTTTATGTTGTAATCTAATTATATGATAATTATTTTTTCTCATACTAAATCCAATAACAATTTGCGTTTTAACTGTTTGTGTTTTATAATAATTATCTTCTTTAATCCAATATTTTTTTGTGTCTATACTATTCATAATTAATAGATTTTATATTTTCCAGAATTTATTATTTTTTAATAACTGCGCTTCTTTTATTAATAATTCAATTGTATTTAACAAATCTTCATTATTACGAAAAGTATCAATATCAATTCTTGCTAATTTATCAACTATTTTTAATGATTTTTTTAATATTTCTGAAATATTTTTATTATTATCGTTCATTTTAATAATTATTTTAAATCATCTAATATTATAGTAACATCATCATAATTATTTATAGTTTTTATTGCATCATCATATGACATTGCAATATATCTTCTTTTACCAACAACATTGAAAATATTTAATCTTTGCATATCAATAAAAAATTCATCAATTAGTTTATTTGAATGTGGAATTTTTGTAGTTGAGCTAATTATTTTTTTTAACTCAACACTACTTATAATTTTATCACCCACATTTAAATTACCATTATAATAAACAAATTGTAATAATATTTGATATCGTTCTCTTTTTAAGATAATTTTATCGTATTTAATTTTATATGTATTAAATAATTTAAATTCGTACCACTCTTTAAAATATATTCCACAAAATATTATAATTTCACAGATTACCGCAATTATTATTAATACTGAAATTGTTTGATATTCATCATTTTGTTTATTTAATTTTTCTTGTTGTAATTCTTCATTAATCGTTGCAATACTCAAATTAGTTTCATTATCTAAATTATCAATTTTTATTAAATTATCACTAATAATTTTTTGATTTTTATCAATAATATCTTGATAATCTCTTCTAATTTTAACATATGTTATTGGTATTGTAGTTAATTTATTACGAATTTTATCATTATACGCTCTTAATCTATTATTTTCTTCAACATATTCAAGTTTTTTTAATTCAAATAATTTTAAAATACTATCTCTTTTTTGATTATATTCAATTTGAATAACATTATTATCATATACGTGTGTTGTTGCAATATTTTTTGAACCAATAATTGATAAATAAAAACTTAAAGCAGTTATAACAACTGATAACAATAGCCATAAAAAATTACTAATATTAAATTTTTTATAATTGGTAATAAAATTAATAGAAAAACTATAAAAAAATTCCCTTTTTATTATTTCAAATAATGTTAAAAATGATATTGTAATTATAAATGCACCAATTTCTGAAACAATACCATCTATAATATTTATACTAATTGCTTTTTGTAAATTTGGATATACCATAAAAAAAGCAAAAAATATTGAACCCACATTACTAACAAATGTTGATTTAAATAACCAATAATTTAAATTTTTAAATTTACCCTCAAAATCTTTTTTAGATATTTTGTTTTTTAATTTAACAAAATTAATTATATCCATAATAATAATATTATAATAAATAATGTAAATAAATAATTATAATAAATTTAATGATGATATCCCATCATTATTCAAACTACATTCAATAACATAATCAGGATTAATATTTACTCTATGTTCAATAATAAGGACTCTTTTCATATTATTTTTTATTTGTTGTAATATTTCTGAAAATTCTTCAATACCATTTTCATCTAATTTACCCATAACTTCATCTAATAAAAATATTGCAGGTTTTGATTTAACATTAATCTGATTCAATGCAAACTTTAATACTACACTAGAAAACGTTCTTTCTTTGCCACTTGCGGAAATACAATCAATAACCGCACTTGGTCTATCATGATATGCTAATTTTGGTCTTAATGTATTTATATCAAGCCAAATTTTAAATTGTGCAACCGATAATATTTTTTCAAGAGTAGCATTAATTTTAGGAACAATATAATTACTTAACATTTGTTTTGGAATTCCATCACGATGTACACATTTTTTATATAAATTCATAACTATATCACGATATTCTTGTGCTTTGTAATCATCAATTAATTGATTATTTGCTTTAATTTTAAGTTCCTTCTCATTAATAATTGTTTTGTTTTTAAATATTTTTTCTTTTGCACTATCTAATTCACTTTCCAATAATTGTAACTTTTGTTTACCAATTGTAATTATTTTTTCTATTTTTTTATTTTCTTCAATTTGAATTAAACTATTATGATAATTGNTAATTTTTTGATTAAAAATGTTAATTTTCAATTCTTCATTTTGTATTTTTATTGGAATATTGTTTAATTCATTTCCAATTTGTTTACGTTTCTCCACATCATTTTTATCGTTTATGATAACACCAATTTCATTTAACACACTATCCATTTCTAGTGTAATTAATTCAATTTTCTTTTTTAATTCAATAATATCGTTTTTATTTTGATTTATTATTAACAAATGTTTATTAATTTCTTCACCGCTTTTTATTGCTATTATTTTATCAATTTCAGCAATTTCATCTTCTTTTAATTTTACTGTATTATTAATATGTTCAATATGTTCTTTTTTATTTATTTCTTGACCACAATATTTACAAACCTTACTATCTTTAATTGCCTTAATTTCATTAGTAATTCTTATTTTATCACTATTTAATTTATATACATAACCATTGATAATTTCAATATTATGTTCTTCATTTCGAATGTTTTGTTCAAGATTTTTAATTTCTAACTTAATATTAAATTCAGCATTTTTATGTTCTTCTTTCTTTTTTAATAAAATTTCTAATTTTTCAGCATCATACGTTTCTTTCAATGATGTAATATTTGTTTTTAATGTTGATTCACGTAACTTTAATTCATCAATATTTTTTTTACATTCATTAATATTATTATTTATTTCATTAATATTTAAATTATAAATATCATTATCAATTTTGTATAATTTCTTTGTATTTTCTTCAATGAAATTTCTACCCACTAATATTCTATTTTGAATATTTGGAATTAACTCATTTTCAATATTATTAATTTCATTTGTGTGGTTTATTATTTCATCTTGCATTATTTTATTTTGTTGTAATACTGCATCAACATTACATGAAATCCTTGATTTATCATTTATTCTTTTATTTAACACTTTCCAACCTTCCATTTTTTTATCAAAAATATCTAAACCACTATCAAATAATAATGAATCAATAAAAACTGCCATATCATTTGATAATATTCGATTTAAAGTATCGGAAGTTGTCATAACAATACGCATAAAATTATCATAATCACCAATAATATCAGTTATTTTATTTTGTGTTGCATTTTTTTTATCATCACTTAAATTATTGATTGTATTATTATTTGTCATCTCATCATCAGGTGTATTTAATATATAATAATTTAATGTAGTATTAACATCTATAACATCACCCGATTTATTCTTTTTAATTTCGGTTCTTCTTTTAATACCATAATATTCACTATTTGCACAAATTACAATATACCCCTCGCAAAATGTTGCATTATTTCTATTATTAACATAACGCATATCACCCCATTTCATTCGTACTTCTGTTTCTAACGTTTTATTATATAAAACATATGATATTAATTTTAATATAGTTGTTTTACCAGCAGTGTTCATTCCTGTAATTTGAAACAATCCCTCTAAGTCTCTCCAATCAATATCTAATCGTTCATACGACATAAAATTAACGCCACCAAATTTAATAATATCCCATTCAATACCTGATGTATTTTGTATATTAATTTCATTTAAAACATCATCATCAAGTGCAATTACATCATTTATAAGTTTTTCTTCACAACCAATTTTAGTTAAATATTCTCTAAATATTTCATGTTGTACTGCTTTATCATTAATATTTTCTAATGTAACATTATCAATTATTTCAATATTTTCATTTTCAATAAAATCATTTTTATGTATTATTTTAATATCACTATTAAAATATTTATTTATAATATAATCTTTTAATTTTCTTTCATTATCTTTAGTTCTAATTTGTGGTAATGTCCCCCATATGAATCTCACTGTCATATTTTTTGTCGGATTCTTTATTTCAAATTCCAAATCATCAAAATCTGTAAATTGACTTATTCTAATATTTTTATATGAGTGTTCGTTATATATTGGAATTAATTCAGCAGATTTTGTTTCAACATTCCACAATAAATAACCATGAAATTCATCATCACCTTCAGTAATATCTTGAGCAATTAATGAACCACAATACGCTTTATTCTTTTCATTATTCATAAATTGCATTTTGTGAATATCACCAAACATTGATATATCACCATGAAAATCACTTATTTTATAATATGTTTTACTATTCATATCAAAACCAGTGGTTGATTTACAACCATATATAGGGTCATGAAATAAATCAATAAACACGCAATCTTTATGTTTATCAATAAATTCTTTAATCCCTTTTAATTTCCATGGATTGTTTTTCGGTTCACCATGATGCCAAACTGCCCATACAATATTATCATCTAAATACATATTAGTAGCATCGTAATAAATAATATTTTTATCGTTTAATGTTTTTACGATAGCATATATTGTATCAACACGTTTAATATTTTTTACTCTACAATCGTGATTACCTCTAACAATACGAACAGGAGCAATATTACTTAATGATTTTAAAAAATCAGTTGCTAATATTAATTGTTCACCTTGTAAATCTAAATAATCATGCACTAAATCTCCAACAATAACAATTCTATCTGGTTTTTTTTCATTTAATGAATTAATCAAATTATCAAATACATTTTTATATTCTTCATTACGAATTGGTGATTTTCTAATATGAATATCGGCTAAATGACAAATCACTTTTACTCCCATAAAAATTTAATTTTTAATTGCACACAAATGTATATATATTTTCATTACACGCCAACATTTTTTTCTCAATATATTAAATTTAATATTAATAATATGAAATAATAAATTTAATTTCTGACAATTTAGCACATTATTCTCTATATAATATGTTATTTTGTCAATAATATTATATTGGTATGTTAATTGTTATTTCATTGAATAAAAAATAACTTTATAAAAAAAAATTCACAATTATGACACTAGTAAAATATAATTATCAACCGGTAAATTTATTTGAAAAAATCTTTGATGATTTTATTTCAAATAATGTAAAATATTATGATTATAATATACCATTAATCGATGTGATTGAAAATGATAATGATTTTGAAGTTCATCTACAAATGACTGGTATTAAAAAAGATGATATTAATATTAATGTTGAAAATAATACATTAATAGTTAGTGCCGAAAGAAAAATAAATAAAGATTTGAATTACATATTAAATGAAATTTATTATGGTAAATATCAAAAAAAAATAAAATTACCAAAAAATATTAATGTTGATGATATTTCAGCATCCATGGAAGATGGTATATTATCAATAAAAATACCAAAATTAGAAAACACCAAAAAAATAATAAAAATAGAATAATAATAAAAGGAGTGTTTAATAAACACTCCCAATTTTTTTTATATATAACAGCACAGCATCGATTTTTTTAATTTTGTTTTCATATAATTAATTTTATTACTAACAGTACTACTTGTTAATTGATATTGGCAAGCAATTTCATTATAACTACAACCATCAACATATTTCATATAAAACATTTCATAATCTACTGATGTTAATTGAGTACTAATATAATACAAAATTTTATCAACACTACAATCAATTCTTGTTATATTATAATCATAATTGCTAATTGTTGAATTATTACAATCATAATAACAACTAAAATATGAATTACTATTATCAATAGTAATAGTTTTAACTGGTGATAATGATGCTAATCGCCACTTATCAATCATGTGATTTTTTGCTATTTTATATACCCAAGATATAAATTTTGATTTATTTTTATCAAATTTATTTAAATTTGTGAATATTTTAATCATTATTTCAGAGACATCATCATCAATATTAATATTAGATGGATAGTTAATTTTTATATAATTTTTAACAATATTATAATATTTGTTATATAATTTATTTTCTGCGATTTTATTTCCATTCAAAATATCTTGAATTGTCTGAATATCGTTTTCTTCTATCATATGGATTATTTATTTTACTAATAAAGTAATCTTCCGTTGTTATACCTCTTGCATTATATATTACATTAATTATCTCATCATAACCATATTTTTCTCTTAATTTATCAATATCATCATTTGTTGGTAATTTGACAATTCTTACTTTATCTTCACAACCCACATAAATAGCATTCAATAAATAATAAATTTCAATTGCTCTTTTATAAGCATCTAGGTCTAATAAAATAACTAAATATGGTTTAATTTCCTTTAATTTATTAAATAACACATTTGATATTGTTTTTCCCAATAAAGGTATTGTATTTACTGGAAAACTTAACATATCAAAAACACCTTCAACCAAATATACTGTAGAATCCCAATTCACCAATCCCTCATTAAAAATAATATTGTTTTTATTAATTGGTGGATTCTTATATTTCATTTTTTTCTCATTAGGATTATAACTTCTGCCAACAAAATAATTTAAATTACCATTAATATCATATGATGGTATTATAATTCTTTTAGCATAAGCACCGTTTAAACAAAAACCTAAATTATATTTAAATATTATTTCTCTATCAATTTTTCTATCCAAAACTAAATAATTATATGCTTCTAAATGTTCTGAATTATATATATCTAAATCTGAAAATAATATCATTTCAGACGGTAAATTAACAATTACTTGTTCATTATCATCATTATTATCATATTTAACATAATCACTGTTACCACCAAATGATTTATATAATTCATAATCAAATTTACTACCATATAATTTAATTAATCTACCTAACGAACCACTAAATTGTGGTTCATCACATTTCCAACATTTAAAAACTCGTTTTGCTGTATTAATTTCTAAATTATATTTACCATCAGGATGTGAAAGACCTTCTCTTTCTTGGCAACGTGGACAACAAACTTGTAATTGCTCTGATTGTTGTAATCCTTTAACATCTCCAAATATATTTTTTATAATTGAATGATATTCTAATCCACGTATTATAGACATATTACAACAATTTTAGTTTTCAAAAAAACAAAAATAATCAAAATTTTCTATATTCTTCAAGAAATGGGAAAAATTTAATTAATCTTTTCATAAATCCAATAGGATATATTATAAAATTTTCACCCAATCTTAAATGATGTGATTGTAATTCATTAAATAATTTTATAATATTTTCTTTAAGTAATGAACTATCATCAATACTATTATTCAACAATGGTAAATTTTGTTTATTAATCAAAATATCTATTTGATTTTTTAATTGTTCGTTCTCATTAGATAGCAATTCAATTTGTTCCTGTAACCATTCTATGCCATCAATTTTATTTTCCGAAATTTTATTTTCTGAAATTTTATTACTGTTATTAACATACGATTCTGTTTTTTTTTCAGTAATACTATCAATTTCTCTTAATACTTCATCAACTTTTTCTTGTGCCTTCTTTTCCAAGTAATTTTTTTCAGTTGATTTATTTTTCGAAGTACCCGTTGTTGAATTATTTTTTGCTAATTTTAATGGATTTTTTGCCATAATTATTCGATTTTTATGTTTGAATTTAGATGTGCAATAAGACCATTTTCGCTATTCCATATAAACGCATCCGCTGCTTTAATATTACCAACAAATCCTTTTTTATGATGCCATTCTTCAGTTCCAGTTAAACTAGATAAATATCTGATTGTAACACCTAATTCTTCACTCAATGTTTTTGTTTTTATATTATAATTAACATTTTTTTTACGATGTATATGACCTAAATGCCATTCATGAAATTTGGTTTCACTCCACATTGGTTTTGATTGAATATCAGTAGCCATTAAAAGCGGTAAACTATCTTCTTTTTCTTCACTACCATGTGTTAATCCTAATAAAATTTGGCCAAATCTATAGTATTTTCTGGGTGATGCATGTGTATTTATATTTACTTGTGGGTCACTATTATACCAAGCACTGATAAACTTACCTAAATAATAATTCCTTTCAAAATCATGGTTTCCGGGTATTGTTATAACATCAATTGGTACTTCCAAATTTTTTAACAAATTAATACCATCAATAATCAATCTACATCCCACATCAAATGTTTTTTGCCAACGTGAATCTTCATCTTGTTGTGTTCCTTTAGTGGTTGTATTATATATAGTATCACTATTAAAAAAATCACTACCAATTGGAAATAAAATTCTGTTTATATTAAAACCAATTGCTCTATTCATTAAGGTCTCAATTGATGATAAAAATCTTTTTCTAGCAATTTTGATATCATAATTTTCAAAAGTTTCACCAGCCCATGCTAATTTACCCAAATGCAAATCAAATATTGATATTTCCAATAAATTGTTTTCATCATTTAAATTACTGTTACTTTTATTTTTTGATGGTACATATACAGGTGGTGTGTAATCCTTAATCATATTAATAAAAATATCACCAATTTGTTCTTCTCTAAAAACTTTAATGTCTTTTATTAATTTTGCTTTTACTTGCCAATTTTGAATTGTTTCAGGTTTGTTATTTTTCCAACTAGTAACATCCCACTTATTAATTGTATATGAATCAACTTTCCAAACATTTAAATCAATATTTGCTGCTTCTAACAACTCATCTAATGTTTTTATGTGTTTTATTGAATTACTATTAGAAGACGAATTATTATCAATTTGTGTTATTTGTGATATTATTATATTATTATTTGAATCTATTAATGTTGATTCATATGTACCATCATCCTGTAAATTTTTATTTTTTATTTTGTTTTTTATACTATCATTATTAATATTTATAAATTTTTTATTGTTTAAATATTTTTCATATGTATTATTAAATAAAGCAAATATTTCATAATCAATTAAATCTTTATTATATAAATCAAAAATTTCTAATTTAATATTTTTCACATATGTTTTATAATAACCAAATTTAACTGATGCTTCTGATACTGAAATATTATTACTAATTGCATAATTAATAATATTAACTGCATTTTCAATTCTTTTGATATTCATAATACTTTTAAATTTTTGTCAAAAGTAGATATTTTATAAAAAATTTGCAAGAATTTTTATATATAAACATTACCATTTTCTTTTAAAATAGTAATATTTTTTTCAATTTGCTTGCATTCATTCATAAATGAAATTTCAATTTCAATTGAAAAATCAAACCATTCCCCCTCTTTTCTTAAATATGAATATCTTCTATGTAGTGTTTTTTCAATATGACTTGCATATTCCGTTTGATACGTTTCAATTAATTTCAATTTTGAAGAATTACCAGTTTGTAATTGCTTTATTCTTTTAATTGGATTTTTTGACATTCCTATTTTATAATAACCATTTTCTAATGATTTTATTAAATAAACATATTCCATAATATAATTATATAATTCCTATTTTTTTTAATCCTGCATAACCAACAGCATAACTATCTGACATATCAAAACATATATCTTTAAGTTCGTTGGAATTCTTTTTATAAAACCATTGAATTTGCGGTTCTAATTTAGATACTTTTTCCCAAATATACAACTTTTTATTGTCTTTATATTTATCAGGAAATGATAATATCTCTTTTTTTTCATTCTTAACTATTTTTGTTTTAACTAATTCAGGACAAAATAGTTTCCTCGATTCATATACACTAATTTTCATTGGATATTTTTGAAATATTTGATATAGTATATATCTACAAATACCATTAAACCCCAATAATAATGATACCGTGTTTGCATTATTACTTCCACCCAATGGCTCTTCAACAATAATATGTTCAATTTCGCCATTTAATTCATTTTGAATTTTTTCTTTATATTCTGCAACATATTTATAAAAAATATCACCTTTATATAAATCTCTATTTTCAACTAAAATATCTTTTGGTATTTTTAATTCTAAATGCTTTAATTCGATTAATTTACCATTAGAATTCCATAATGCACTTCCGATATTAGTGGTACTAATATCAAGTGACCATATATATTTTTCCATATTATATTACATTTTTTATAATTTTTCTTTAATATCATCTATCATTTTTTGAACTACTTTGGGATTACTTATATATAATCTGATTAAATCTTCAATTAATCCACCCATTTTTAAACTTTTGCCCTTGCATAACATTTTAAATTTATAATGCAATCCACCATCAATTATTACTGATTTAAATTTATTATCATTTTCTATCATAGTTATATAAATTTTATTTATTGTTATTTATAATAAATACTAAGAAAATATAAAATTTTATATATACAATTGATTTTTTTTTTTAAAAATCCATTGAAAATAAGATTGTTCGACTTATTGTTGAATCTTTAGATATTGGATTATTCAATTTACCAATTGCCACCAAATTTTTATTTTCGTCAAATATACCTATTTCACTAATATAAACCGATGATGTTCCATCCCACGTTAAATTATTACTACTATTAAATTCATTTAATGGCAAATTTATTGTTAAATCTGTAGTATAAACATCTGCTTTAATTTCTGTGTCTACATTACCCAATAAATATGTTTCATCACCAAAACTAAATGCATTAGTTGCATTAAGCGACGGATATGTTAAATAATTAATATCATAAATATTATAATTATAATAATTATTCAAGGGTATTTTAAATACTTGTGATACTAATTTATTACCATTTAAATATTGACCTGCATTGTTTTGTATTTGATTTGTTACATCTAAATATCGCCATTCTGATGGTATGGGTTCTACCAAAGAAATCTCAGTATCACCACTATTTACAACTTGAAGTAATATATAAATTTTATGCGCAAAAAAACCAGTGCCATCGTTAATATCATCATTTAAAAATTTAAAATCATTTAAATTAGGAAAATTAAAATTTATTTCATGTATTGAAATATCGCTTGTTGTTATTTGTGTTTTTTTTATATAATTACAATGTATTCCTCTAGTATATGTTAATCCAAAAGTTGAACCCGTAGTAACTAACGCATATGTTGTAAATATTGTATATGTATTCATATTTTATATATTATTAATAAAATTTATTTATTTTTTATATTGAAACATTAAAATCTGGTAAAGTCCATGATCTATTTGATTTATATGATAATGCATATAACAATTCTTGGTCTTCAATAATAAATATTTTTAAATCAGGAAATACTTTGCCAACAACAAATCCACTATTATCACATAAATCATAATATGTTATATTTAGTGATTTTGTTTCACCTGTTAATATTTTAGTACTGCCACTTGCAACCAATTCAATACCCAATTTTCTTGTGTTTGATTTATGCCACATAATTGTTGGAATTTTTATTTTGGGTGTGTTTAATAAAAATCCTTCTGCATACACATTTGCTGGTGATGAATTGGTATAATGTATTACCCCTAATGTTTTATATTTAGGTGCTTGATTTTGAATATACGATACAAAACCACCCATCAATTTATTTTTAAAGTCTACATGTTTTAAATGATAATTTTGAACGCCAGCAATTTCTTGTGTATGTATTATTGATAAATTCCAAAATGGAAATACTATTGTTGGACATTGACTATTTTGTAAAAATGAAATTACACTCTCATCAATATAATCAACTGGTGACATGTTTAATATTGAATCACCACTATATGTTAATTGATTATACAATATCATAGCACCTGCATATGCGTTTGGTGATACTGGAAGCGTACTAAAGTTGGGTAATTCTCTATCAACCAAAACCATTAAATTATTATTATACAATGAACCCGATACAATTCCTTCAATTCTATATATTAAATATGGTGTTGGATATGAACTATTTACGCTATTACCTGTTGTACTATTCTTATACGTCCATTTAATCAATAACAAATCACCTTCTTCTGGTTGTTGTACACTAGTACCATATGTAGGTGATTTCATTAACTTCAATTGAGTTCCACCCACAACATCACTAACTTTAATCATAATATCTGGTTGCTTAATATGATTACTATCAGTTAAAAATTTAGTGCCATCATTGTTAAAAAAACCAATACTATTAACTGTATTGTGTACAACATAATATGATATTGGTATTGATGTCATCTCATTATATGGGTCACCAGATAAATTACGTGGTATAAATGATATTATATTTGGATTTTTATCAAAAGGTCTTAATATTAATGAATCAAATGCAGTAAATCCAGATACATTTGAATTTAATTTAATTTTTTCCATAAAATTATAGTCAATTTCACTATCACCAATAGCAAAATATTTAAAATTCAATTTACCTTCTGATAATAATTCCCTACCCTTTGATGTTATTTTTATATTTAGAACAACAGGGTCTTTTTTATCTATAAATGCCATTTTTTTTTATTTTATATTTAAAAATTATTTATTATTATATATATACATATCTTTTATAATAATTACTCTGGGGGTTAACGTGGGGGTAAATCAGTACAATATCCACTTACTCCTAAACTAAAATGAATTATTGAATCATTATCAACTTTAAAATAATCAGTACAAATAGCATCAGTTTCAGTTACTTGATTTATTTCATATGTATACGTAGTTTCAACATTATTACTATTACATCTGGCAATAATATCATCAAATCTAAAATAATAACAACCTAAATTAACATTATAGCTATTTTTATAAATTTTGCTATAATTATTAATACAAAATTCTTTGATTTGATTATTATCACAACAATATAACCTCAAATAACCACCAAAACCGGAATAAGCATCAGTACAATCACCATTCCAATATATTGTAATATTAATATTATTTAATTGGGTTTGGGTTATTATCTCTTTCACATCACCATATCCAGCACCAACTACATTACAAGCATATGCACGATAATAATATGTGGTATTATCATTTAAATCTGATATATCATTATTGGGATAATTAAAAAATGGATTTGTTTGCCCATTATCATTAATTGCTTTTTTTTGAACATGTGTTGAATAATTATCTAAAATCAAATTGCAGTTTGTACCATATGCAGAAAATGATGTATATAAAACACCATATTCAATAATAGGTAATCCACCATTATTAATAATTTCATTATTATCAATACGTATTTTATTAGTTGGACATGCATCATCTAAATATGCAGTTCCAGTTCTAACCGATGGTGCGTAATACGTAATATCTGAAGTAACACCCGTTTTAATATCACCATAATATTCTTGACCATCAACAATAATAACCGCTCTATAACAATATAGAGTACTTGGTGACAATCCAGTAATACTCATTGTATAACTATTCGTTGTTAACGGTCCTGTTTTTCTATTAGTATCTATCCAAGTCATAATATAATAATATTGATAATCAATTTATTGAAAACCACCACCACCTCAAGAACCTGTACTTGCTATTATACTATTAACACCAAGAACATATGAACCACAAATATTAGATAATGAACGTATTGTTATTATTGCATGAGTATATGAATGTTGTTCAACTGGTGATTTTGCACACACATAAAATTTAATATCATCATTTGGCCTAATTATCATATTTGGAATACTACCATTACAAACAAAATTCTTAATTTGTGTAACTTCACATTCAAAAATAGTGTTATTGTTACAAACAACACATGCTGAAGCCGTAGCAAGTGTTCTTAATGAATCCTTTCTACTTATTAAATCCCAGCAAACCCCTATTTGATAACAATCATTATTTATAGGCATTGGAGATAAACACCCACCTGTATATACATTATCAATCAAATTATAGAACCTTGGATCATTAAAATAAACAAGGTTAACTATTTGTTGCTGTAATGCACCCAATTGATGTGTTGTTACATTAATGGGATTACCAATTGATGGTGTGTATGTTATCAAACCATTTCTATCACTAGTATTTGAATTATTTTTAATAGAAATTTTATGCATTACACCAGATGGTATTGGATATTGAGGTGGTACTTGATATTCAATCCAAGTATCACTAGAATTAACACTAAAAGTATTATTAACATCACCTTTTATGATAATACTATAAGTACCACCTGTTGCAGGAATATTATTAATTTCTAATGGATTAACACTAAATTTATTAGCAGTATCAAATGCACAATATTGCATTCCATAATATTGAACATCACCATATCTTTGAATATCATAACCACCAATATTAATAATGCTATTTATTGTTGTAGATTCGTGTTGCTTTGTTTTAACAGATGGTTTAATTATAATTGGAGCATCTAATGTGGTTAACATTAAAGTATCACCAGTAGCACTTAAATTATTACCCCAAATAACAGCACGATATTCATATGTTGTATTCAATTCTAATTCATCAAGAGTTATAGTAAATGAATCAGATGTTAAATTACTTTGATAAATATCACTATGCCAATCATCATTTTGATTATATTTTCTAAATTGAACACCATAATTAGTTACCATCTCATAATTAGAGATATCATATCCACCAATATTAATTAATTTACCAATTCCAGCAGTTCCTAATTTACTAGTGACTGATAATGTAATAGGTTCTGCAATATCATATTTTTGCGGTATCATAAAAACACTACCGTCATCACCCAAATATTGTAATTGTGTTCGACATAAAAATTTATTAAAATTTCCATTAATAATTTGACCATCCTCACAATAATTAACATGTTCAACATTAACATTAACACCCCTTTTATATGTGAATTTTTGTTTATTAAAATTACTATTTCTAATAAGAATGCCTTTTTTTCTTAATATTATAGTTGCTGATAATAATTGTGTTATAAATCTATCAAAAAATGCATTATATTTATTTAAAAATTGATATAAATTTTGAAACGCATATCCATTTGATTTTAATGGATTATTTGAAGACAATAAACTTCTTTTCAAATATAAATTATATATTTTTAATACTGATGGATACCAACCACCCTTAAAATCTGATATTGTTTTTCTATTTTTAGCATTAATTAACTTTCTTTGTATCAATTCTAAAAATTCTAAAAAAGACATGTTGCTAATATCACCTAATCCAAAACTATCTGAAATTATTGGATTAAATAACACGTCAAGACCTACTAGATAATAAACACTAATAACACTGCCATAACGAAGACCATTTGGTAATAATATTTCATATGGATTTAACATATTAATATTATAATCCTTATATGGTTCTAATGCAATTCCATCAACAAGTACTTTAATATTCGATGCATCATTAACTTTATAATTTAATTTAAACACATATTTATTTGCACTTAAACTAAAATATAATTTATTAGAACTAAAACTATCAATTCTATAAATTTCGTTTTTTAAATTAATTTCATTATTTCCAATAACATTAACATATGATAATTGAATTTCTGGATTTTCACCCAAATAGGTAATAATATCTTGATTTTGTATAATAATTTTACTACTACCGCTATTAGTTACATCGACAATATAGTCCGCAGTATATTGTGAAGTTCCTTTGGTTAATGCAATACCATTTATGGTAACTTGTACATCACCATTAGGATAACTTGGCAACAATATTTCAGTACCGCTATAATTAGCATTAACTCTGGTTACGATATATTGAACTGAAATTCCACTAATAGGTTTTGTTTTATCTCTATAAATAAATGTTGCTTGAATAACATCACGTCTATTGTTGTTATTTATAGCATAATTGCTATTTAATAATACGATTTTATTATTATTAATAATATAATCAGCATTATGTGTAATACCAGTAGTATTACCAGTTTTCGGCGCATTTAATAAAATGCCATTATATCTAACTTCTAAATCTCCCTCACTATCTTCATATATTAATGGTAAAGTAAATTCATTTTGAATATTATCATAATTTAATGAAATATTAACGTATGTATACGGTAAAGTATATCCGCTATTATTAGATGGATAATCAGTATTTATTATATAATCATACACATCATTTTCAATACCATTAGCAATATCAAGTGATATATCAATTTCTTTTGTGTTAATAATCAATCTACTGTCTTCTTGATAATATTGTGGTGTGCTATAATGTTGTCTTATTGTAGCACCTGTTTGCACCCAAGATTTTTTATTATCAACAACAGGATTTAAGGTAAAACCTGCCAATCTAAAAACATCTAAATATGCTTGTCCACTATCAGTATCACCTGAAATTTGAAAATAAAATGAATTTGTTTCTAATGGTGCTATTGGATATCCATCAGCATCAAATGGTAAAGAATGTGATGGAAAATCCATTTCAGTTAATTCTACAGTATTTGGATTAATTTTACCCTCTACAGTATATACATATTCAGTAATATTAATAAATTGTTCTGGAATACCAATTAATAAAAATATTGATTTAATTGCTTCTCTAGTACCTTTTGATTTCCATAAATAATTAGTATTTATTAATATTCTTCTCCAAAGTTCAATATCTATTTCAGCGGGTAATAAATCATCAAATAAATTTCTTTCAGAATCATCAATAGTTAGAATACTATTTACCAAATCTTTTTCACTAATTAAATTAAAATATTCCCAACCCAATGTTTTTGCTAAATTTTTTATCAACTGGTCTGGAATATTATTAATTTTATCATATGTAATTTTATTAATATAAACTAAAGAATCAATAAATTGTCTAATTTGGTCAAATTCTCGACCATATATTCTTAATAATTTAGTAATTTTGCCGTGTTCTGTTAAATCATATGCTTTTAACGACATTGGCGTTAAAAATCTTGCAATTAAATCAGTTTTAATAGTATCATATCTCAAACCAATATTTAATAATGATTCAAGAAACTGTTTATATCTAATACTATCAATATCAATATTATATCCATCAGTAGTATACCAAACTAAATTATAATTTGAATAAATAATATCACTATCATATAGCATTGGACTTTTAATAACAACATTAAATCCATTATCGCCATCACGATTAGACATTATATATTTCTCAAACGGTTTTAATTTTGTTCTAAACTTTTCAAATTGAAAATTATTGGGTTTTATATGAAAATTTAAAAATCCAAAATTAGGATTAGTAATTCCAGTGGCATTTTTAAATGGATTTCCTAAAATTTTTAATTTGATAAAATTACTAAATAAAGTATTTATATTATTATTACTATAACCAGTAAAACCAATAATAGGATACGTAACATCATAATTTTCTTCGGTTGAAATAACATAATTAAAATACGATAAATTTAAATTTTTTAATTCGTTATTATCGGGAGCAGTATTGTTATTAGAAGTAAATATTAATTCAAATTTATTTTGAATGCTTTCAATTGGTATGTAATAAGTACAAACATTTGTTGCCCAATCAAAGGTCAAACCGCTAAATGTTGGAATTAAATTTTCATTACCCAAATTATTTTTATTAACAAATAAACTAGCGGGATATGATAATATTATATTTTCAACTGATACTCTCAAAAACTCATAAGCAGAACCAAATCTAATAAATGTATTTAAATCAGAATTATTTAAATTTAATACAATATTTTGAGAATTATTATATAATAATTCTGATAATTCATAATCAATACCCAAATCTTTTAGGGTTACCGTATCAGAAAATGAACTTAAAATATTGTTATAGTTATAATTAGATTTATTTTCAAAATTTGACGTTATTGTAAAAGAACCAAATGAAAATATAGTATTTGACGGAATATCAGTAAAACTTTCACCATTTAAATTTGAATTTAAATTATTTTTTATTACTTTAATCTTAGCCACTTTTATTATATTTTATAATAAATACGTTGATAATAAAAAATCCCAATATTTTTTATATTGGGATTATAAAAATTTATATTTTTTTTTACTATAAAACACCATCAGTAACAGAATTAAAATCTTGTGTTTCGTCAATCACAGTTCTTCTTTCCTTCACTTCAAATAATGGCACATTATTTACATCATCTTTAATTTGATAAATATCAAATTGTCTGGTGATTTGTCTATTCGAATCATAATAAGTTAAAATACCATTATCTACATCTTTAATTTGTTCACCACCAATTAAATCAGATAAAGTATCAATTGTATTTGATACCATTTCAACTTCAAGTGTTATTGGTGTAAAAAATGTATTTGATATTATAATTGTTTGATTAGCCACACCAATTGATGGTGACATATTAGGCTTAATATTAGATGAACTACTTGGTGTAATTTGTAAAAACATTAATGTCCCAGTATCATCAAATTTATAACGTGTTGCTTTTTGTGTTGTGCCACCAACATTATCATTAACAGGTACTACTCTATTAGATGTTACGATATATCGTACCATATTTCTAATTTTATTACCATTATTAACGTCAATATATTCAATTCGATAACCCTGTAATGCATTATTTGCCCTTAATCCGCTAGGTAAACTATTTAAATTCACAACAAGCCCCCTAATATTAGGTAATGATGATAATACACCACAATCAGTAATTGTAATATAAAATTTTTTAGGAACAATATATATGGTATATATTCCTAACTTATTAAAAATTGATGATGGTAGTTTTAAATTATATAAACCCTCTAATAATTTTTCACTATATGATTGCGGTATATCTTGTTCTGATGACGGTAATTTAATATCAGATAACACATCATTGGTGTTTAATTTAAACATATCATCATTACGTGTTTCCCTATTAGGAGTATAATTATAATAAATATCAATATCACCAATATTTACATCTGCGGGTCTTATTGTACCATATGTTCCAATTGCCATATTATATATTTTTTATAATATTAAAATATTTACCACCAGCATATGAATATAAATCACCTAAATTACAAATATATTTTAATTTATAATTATCATCAAACGCTGATGTTTTTTGTCTTTCAATAAATACGTCGTTATTTATTTTTGGTTCAAAAATTAAATTTTCAAACGATGGGTTTTTATAATATATTTCTGATATAAAATTAATTGTTGATTCTGGGTTGTAATAAAATATTGTAGTTTTCCCCGTAACATTATCAACATATTTAATACCATTAATATAATAAACAATATTAGTGTTTTCGTTAGAACTATTAAAATCAACTCCATTATTATCATAATTGCCATTACCAATATATTTTTCAGTAAATATATTAGTAATTTTATATTTTCTTAATTCAATTAATCTACTATTTTCTGTTACTCCACTTATCATTCACTAATCATATTTATTATTGTAAATATTAATTAATTTCCGTATTATTATCTTCATTAGATGATACTTCAAAAACACTAAAATATCCCAAATCTTTAGTATCCTGATACAACCCAATTTTAATATTATAAAATTTAGTCAAATCAGGAACTAAAATATAGTGAGTACCACCACTAACAAATTCTTTACATAATGCAATTTTAATTTCTTTTTTTATCACACTCATCACAACTAAACTTTCTTTCTTAACACTACTTTAATATCAGAATCAGGATATTTAATTTCAAACATTGAATCTGGTTCAGAATATATCGTATTGTTTATAAGAGCAATTTCACCAGTATTTGTATTAACAATTGGTTGTGCAATAGCATTTAAAGAATATTTACCACCAACCTTATTGTATGCTACAATTTTTAATATATTATTAACACCATTAATTTTTAATATTTCTGTTTGTAATTGTCCCATAAAAATATCTTCATTCATACCATGAGTATAAATATCAAAAAATTTTATAATTGTATTAACAATATTATTAATTATTGTTGTGTTATTTGAAACATTATTAACATAAACTTCAACATCTAAAGCCAAATTAAAAATTTTACCATCTTTAATTTCAATATAATCATTAATCATTCTATATTGACTAAGATATTCGGCAATATTTTCTTTTAATATTGAATTACTAGTATTAGATAATTTACCAAATTCATCTAATCCTAAAATTGAAATAACCACTTTATTATTTAATTTATAAGCATTTGCTCGAAATGGTGACCCAAATCTACCTGGCATTTTAAATATTTGTACCAAATAATCATTTAATGTAACAACACGATTCTGACTTGAAAAATTATATTTAATATAATTTCTTATTTGCTCGATGCTCATCCCATCATTACCCCCAATAGCGGGAATTGGATTAGTTACTGTGATACTTCTTTTAACGGCATTATTAATATCACTACGAGCACCATTAACAATTAAATTATACACACCAAAATTGGTTAAACTATTAACACCCATATTAGAATTAGCACCACCACCAGTTCTATATCTAACAAATAGCGTATGGTTTGCTTTTAATTTTTCACCAAGTGCCATATTGTTTAAAAAATTTTTTAAAAAAGCACCATTATCAACGCCATTTATAAACGAACCGTTACTAAACAAATTATTATCAGTATCACCAGCACCAAAAATTAATTTACAATATCCATTTGGAGTATACTCTTTAATAAATTTTTTTGTCACATCCATCCATCTACCAACTTTTATGTCTTTAGATGAATTTTGTAAACTTTTATTATCTTCAACAAAAATTCTTTGTTGCGCTAAATATTCAACTTCATAATATCTATTTTCATTACCATAAAATTGATTAATTTCTGGATAATCAGAATTATTTTCCAACAATAAAACACTTTCAATTCCAATAACATTTTCATCTGGTAGTATTATTGAAAAAAATGGTACAACATCACTTGCCAATATTGCTCTACGATATATATTAGTTTTACCATTAATAACTAATTCACGTTTGGTAACCAAATAATTAACAATAGCACCATTTGAATTTGTAACAGGAACTATTTTACGATTTGGATTTCCAAGTCCACTATATGGTGAACTCCAATCAACATTATATATTGTTTCAAATATTTGCCCACCACCAATTATTTGAGCACCAGTTTGAAGAACAGGATAGTAACTTTCATCTGGTTTATTTCCTAAAACAGGAATTGTAACTGTAATATCAACTAATGTTATTGATGGTCTTTTGGATGGTATATTTAATCCTAAATTTTTTGCAATATTTAACAATGACGATTTTTGTTGTGCATATTCTAATTGTGTTTCTTGAAATAATCTATCGGTAGTAATTGCTAAATTATTTGCAACACCAGCATTTATATCAATTAATATTGAACCAACACTAGAATCGCTAAAATCATTAATTATTTCAGGATACGCTTGCTTTATATATGCAATAATATCTTCTTTAATTTCGCTAAATGTTCTACTTCCAAATCTAATTATATTATCAGCCATATTTATTTATTTTTAAAAATTAATATCAATATTACCCATTTCATTTAATCCGCCTTCACCATAAATAAAATCTATATGAATGTTTAATTGATTATCTGATATTTGATTATTACTTTCATCAATCCAATTAAATTTCACATTTTTTATACTAATTTCAGGCATATATGATGATACTGTATTTTTTATATCATCAACAATAATATTTTCAGTTATATTGTCATTGGGTTCAAAAATGTATTTATATAAATTAGTACCATATTCAGGATTATAATATCTACTCCCCTTCTCAGTAAGTAAAAGTAACAATAAATCAGAATAATACTTATCTTTTGTTAATCTATTCATTGATAAGAATCTGTGTTTTTCTACATCATCATTAATTGGAAAATTAATGTTTATAGATGATATTTCCATAATATAAATATATTTACTATAAATACTAATACAAAAAAAATCCAATTTTATTAAATTTATAAATTTATTCAAATAATAAATATTTTTATTTATTTATCAAAAAACACAAAAAGATTTTTATTATTTACAATAATTCATCAATTTAAAAGTAAGCATTTAATGATAATAATCATATTATAAACAATTAATATACAAACACGTAAAATAAATAAATAAACTAAACTGCTTTATTATTTAAAACATTACATTAAATATTTATTTATTTTTACATAAATAAAGTATTTATAATAAATGTTTTATCACATGAATAAAATAATGCAAATTATTATAGAAGAAATTGAAAGCCTACATGGTGCTAATTTTCCAGAATTTGGTGAAAGATTACATAATATTGATGAATATGACATCACCACAAAAGAACCATATAAATTTAAACGTAATGATTTAAGTTATAATTACGTGGAATACGAATTTGATACCGAAAATAATGATTATATTGCATATTTTGATTTAGAAGATAGAATAAAAAGAATATGGTCATTTCAATTTGGTGTTTCGGATGGTACTCCCAATACAATGACTAACGAATTTAAGGTAGGTAATATTATGTCAACAATAACTAAAATTTTCAAAGATTTTCTTGAAAAATATAAACCAAATGCAGTTAAAATACATCCATCCGACCCACGAAGATATAAACTATATGTTGCTGCTATTAAAGAAGTTGAACCTGATAATCCAAATTACTATCCAAGATATTACGGTGAGTATATTGTTATTGAAAGAAAAGTAAAAATTTTTGATAAAAATGCAATAACCATTTAACAATAAAATCACAATGAAAAAACAAACAAATTTATATATGGCCATTGCAGCGTCATTTATGCAAGAATTTCTAGAATTTAAAGAAAAGCAGAAAGCGTATAAAAAAGAAATTATTGCTGAATGGAAAAATAGTATAAATTATCTACGTAAAAAAAAAGAAAAAAATTCGTAAGAAACTTCAAATTGAATGGTCAATAACAAATTGGAATCCAATTGACATTTAAACAATAAAAAACATAATTAGATGCAAACTTTATTATGTTTTATCATTTAAAACATTAATAATTATAGTATATTTATTATACAACTCATTTATTTTATTTTTTAGTTTATTCAACACCTCATTAGAATTTTCATTTACAATTTCATCATTATATTTTTTATCTAATAAAATAATATTGTTAATGATATCATTAATACTATTAATTATAGTATTATTCATATCACACAATGATTGATATTGTATTATAGCATCATCATTTATTTCTATATTATCGATAATTTTATTGAAATCATCATTAAATAATGATAATTCTTCATCATCAACAAATTTCAATCCACTAACATTCTCATCTCTTTTTTTATTGGTATCAATTTCATAAGCAGCATTACTAATATCGTAAAATTTTTTTGCAATTTCAGAATTAAATTCACCAGAATTTAATACATCGTTCAAATTTTTTAAAAATTCTGAATTATTCATAAAATATAATTAAAATTTTGTTTAAATTACGGCACATTTGTCATTTCAATACCATAAAATTTCCAAACTTCATGTGTATTGTTATATGTAATTCTTTTTATAAAATTATTAATTGTAAATCCCATCATTTCACCATATTGATTTTTCACAAATACTTGATTTATACTTATCAATTCGTTATAAATATCAGAATTATCTGCAACTTCATTAATTTTATAATGCAACGGTATAAAAAATTCTAATTGTCTATATTCAAACCCAATTTTTTTCACATGCAAATATTCCGTAATTTCTTCAATTTTATTTATAACATTATCATTATTACGATAAACTTTAATTGGAAATTTAAACTTTTTCGCAATATTTAAACTATCTTGCAATTCATAATATTCATTTTTTTCAACCACAATATCAAATAAATCATTCAATCCCAATTCAATTGGCTTATTATTAAAAATATATAATAATTCATAATCATCGTCAGTTGTTCTTCTTTCTTTTATTTCTATATTTAATACTTCTCCCAATGTCTTACCAGCATGTTTATGTTTAGAATCAAAAAATCCAAAATGTGAGTATCTTCTACCAAACTCATCCTTATTTTCATATACTTGATTATTTAAAACAATATTACCATCCAATCGTAAATATTTATCAGCAGTAGATGCAATTTTATGTGACGTTGAATTTTTAAGAAATGAATCGGCTTTTTTTAGTATTTCATAATAATCTTGCACATATTTTTCATCACGTTGACCAGCATAAAATTTTTCTAATATCTGATTACGATGTAATTTTCTCTGAATTTTTTTATCTTTTTCTTTTAAATCATTTGGGTCTGCTTTTAAAATATCAACTTCAGTATTATATAAAGCAATGCTAATCCTTATTAATATAATTTGTATTTTTTCATACAAACCCAATATTATTTTTTTTATAAAATTCTTAATTCTTTTCATATATTGCAGCACTATTTATTTACAATTGATTTATAAAAGTTAACTCGTGTTTTAGTTACATTAGCCAAATGATACTTTTCTTTAAAATCCTCATATAATTGTTCACCCAATTTTTTTCTTAAATCAGCATCTAATATCAATTTTTTTAAATATTTTACCCAATATTTATAAGCATTCTTTTCAGATGGAATTAATATACAATTTTCCATATGTCTACCATCAACATTATAAGGTGGTATATCAGAACAAACAATAGGTAATTTTCTAGACCAACATTCAACTTGCTTTAAATTTGATTTCATCCTATTAAATTGATTATCTTCAAGTGGTGCAATCACAATATCTGTTTCATCTAAAACAAAAGCATATGCGTTTGCTTTTTGTGTCCATCGTCTTGCATAATTACCTTCATTGGGATATGTTACATTTCTTTCAAAATTCATCAACCATTTTTTATAATCTTCATTTTCTATCAAATTATGATTATTTGTTAATATTTTTTCATAATATAAATAAACACTTTCTTCTGAATTAATTTTTCTTTGTTTTACATTAAATACATTATTTTTATATTTAAACTTTAAATCATCAGGTAAATTTGGTATAATATCTATATTACCCCTTGATTTAACAATATTCTTTACCATTTCTTGTGTCCATAAACCACGTTTTTGTAATTCAGCACCAAATTCTTCATTAAATACTGCATCTGTTGTTGTTCCTTCAGTATCCCATCCTGCAAGTATTATTTTAAATTTACCTTTTAATTCAGAATTATTTGATAATACATTAACTACACCATATAATTGTTCTAAATCTGCTTTATGTGATGAACCAGCCATATATGTTATTCTAACCAATCCATTTGGGTCTGGTTTCCAATTATTTTGAAATTGCTTCATCCATGTTGGGTCGACTGAATTATATAATACTATAACATTATTTTTTCCAGTTACTTTACGAATTTCTGAAGCAAATAAATCAGTTGTTGTTGTTACATAATCTGCAATTTTTAAATTTTCTATTATTGGTATATGTAAATTATATTGAACGTTTAATTCATATAATGGATGTTTCTTATGCAAGAACCAATAATCATCAATATCACAAACCAATAACACACCTTCTCTTTTTAACTCTTGAGCAATTTCCTTCATTTTATTAATATCACTAACTAATTGACGATGATAATGAATTATATTAAAATTTTTTAAATAATTAATAGTATCAGGATTTGTGAAATCTAAATCTGGATTTATTTCTACATAAAAATCATCACTATAATTTCTATCAATTTCCATTGCAGGTGTTAATGTCCTATAATAATTAACTCCTGCACCATCAATATTATAAAACAATATTTTAATTTTATCATTCATATTTTTTATTTTTTTATAAAAATTTATAAAATAATTTTATTATTAAATACGAATTTTTTTAGTAAATCTTGAATCCTGTTCATTTTTTTATAAAAAAAAGCCAATCATTTGATTGACTTTTTCATTATTAAATCATAAATTACTTTAATTTATTTCAGAATCGTCATTTTTTTTTTCATTTTTTCTTGTTTTATTTTTTGTTTTATTTAAACTTTCATCATTCTTAGTATTTTCTAAGTTTTCAATTAATACTGAATTATTATTTGATTTAATTAATTCCAATTCATTTCCTGAAACATCAATTATTGCAACATGATTTTTTATTCTTAATCTCTGTAATGATATGGGTATTTTTGATGATACCAAATATATAAATTCTTTTGGTTTTATTGTTATTGATTTTTTTACAAAATCATCAATATAATCAAACACAACATCACTATTATAATGTTGTTCACGCTTTCCCAATAAATGTGTAATGTTTATAATTTTATATGTATTCATTTTTATTATTATTTTAATCCTTGTATTATTTTATCACCATATTTAATCCCGTCATAACCCATTTTTTTTGCTTTTTCTACTATTGCCTTATTTTTCAATAATATAGGTTCAATATTATATATTTTTGATATTTCTTCAAATTTAATATGTGGAAACCAATTTTTTGCTAATACGTCTATCGGTTCTTGTCCATTAATAAAACATGTTATGCCTATTGCATTCGTATCTAATAAATTATCAAATACTATTTCATATTTATCAAATCCTTCTATTGGCGATAACACAAAAAAATTACCAATTGTTGATTTTTCTTTTATAGGACCTTTTCTATATCCAATAACTATTTGCTTATTTTTTTCATTTACTGATGATATATTTTCTTCTAATTCTTTTATAAAATCATATTCATTATCTTGATAATAATTAATAACATCTTGTTGTTCTACCTCTTCAATTGATATTGATTGCTCATATTCATAAATATCTTGTATTTTATTTAATATTCTACAAGCATCCATATCATTTAATTTTATTCTAATTGCACTTATTGGTACTCCCAAAATAAGTGCTTTTACCATACGATGATGTCCATCTAATATATTATTATTATTACTAATCCAAATTGGATTTATATTATCCAAAACCGCATTCATTACTTCATTATTAAATGTAATACTTTGCATCGGTTCTAATTCATTTGGATTTATTTTAACTGATTCATAATCGACATTATATTCTTTCAATTTGTTTAATACAATTGAAAATGGTGCGCTTATTTGTGGTAAAAATTGTGGTTTATATCTCATATTTACCATTATATTCAAAATATTTTATTTATAAATACTTCAAAAATTTTTTTTTATTTCTTCATTAATAATCCTAATTATTTTATTTTTAGTTTCTTCTATAATCATAATTCTATCATTATCTACTTTATATATATTGAACGTAATATTTAACGGTAACTTGTTTTTTATTTTTAAGTATGATTCAATATCACTATCATCATACACACTTATTTCATTAACATTAGGAAATATATCCAAATATTTTAATATTCTTGTTCCTTTATCATCTCCATTATCTTTAGTATCAATATAATCAACCCTTATATTATTAATCTCTAATACTCTTTCAATATATGGTTTTATTTTTTTTTTATTCTTGATGTCATTATTATCAAATATGTATTGGGTTTTGATTGTTCCTTTTTTAATTGATTTAAAACACTATTAAATGGTTTTATATCAAATATTGACACATCCAAACTTTCTGGTTTACCCCACCAACCAATATGTGGATATGGTTTTCCAGTTTTTTTTGACCATTATAATTTTCCTGTTTCTGGTTCTGGAGAATTAATAAGTGTACCATCAAAATCAAATACACATATTCTTAATATATTATCATTTCTTTCCATAATATTTATTTTATAATAACTTTATATATTAAACATTTTATACCATTAAATGGTATTCTAACAACCCAATCATCACGCCCCCAATTTTTTCGACAATATCTACGATAATCTTTTAAATCATTTTTATTATAATATATTGTAAATCCACCATCTTCAACATCACTTTTTTTAATTCTTTTTCAATAACATCTATTATTTCTATTCTTTTTATCAAAACAAACGAATCTTACAACTCAAACGCAATACTATCTAAATTTGGTGCATATAACCATCCATTTTCACCTCTAACGTTTCTCAATTCTATCCATATTTTATTGTCTTTAACCGATTCTTTAATATCTTTTACATCAATTCTTTCATATATATTATTCTTATATACCATAATATCCCAATGTTCCAAACAATTTTGTTCCTTTGTTGCTAATTTACATAAATATTCATTTTTTCCATTAATTGCTTAAACAATAATTCACTATCATTTCCTTTTATTAAATCATTTTTTATTATATCCTTTAATTTATTATTCATATTTCATATCATTTAAATGGAACTTCCGTAATTTTACCTGTCAAATATAAAGGTTTTTTTACAATTTTCCAATTTTTTAACATATTTAACATATATGGTTTTCCCCCTTCTTTTCTATTTACTGCTATTATTATATAAGGTTTTGCATTTTTACTACCAAAACCACTAACACCAACCGCCAATACTCTATCATCAATTGCCCAATCTTCAACTTTTAATCGTATTGGAAAACCTAAATATTTTTCATATTCAGAATCAATTTTCCCCATATTTATTGTCATATGATGTGCAATTATTTCCCAATCTTTAGGTATTAACGATTCAAACATCTTAATTAATTTATTTCTAGATTTATCATCTAATACTACTGCGCTATATGCAATTTTACTCATATTACTATTTATTACACATTTTTTGTTATTGTTATTGTTTTGCCTGCGGATATATACTAATATACAGAAAATTGTTAATATAACAAATATATTTCAAATAATTACCATTCTATTATTTATTTTATTAAAAAATAAATATAATTATCATCATTATTATCATAGAATACATAATTTAATTATTATTTTAATATTAATGACAACAAATCATTTTTATTATTTTTCACTTTACCTGAATATACATTAATTAACATGAATTTAAGCGAATCACCAATTTGTTTGTCGTGTAAACCCAATGATAATAAATCATTACCATTTATTGCAAGTTCACTAATTGTTTTTGGAAATTTACCAGTAAGTAGTTCGTGTGCTGCAATTTTGATAATATTAGGTAATATTTTACTTTGCAATGATTGTGGTGAAATAACATACATATTATGTGCTATTATACATGCTATTGTAATATTATTAATATTACCATTTTCAAATGCTAATTGTATTGCTTTAATTTCCTTATAAGTATTAATATCACCCCTTAATTTATTTTTATAAAATTCTGCAGGATTATCAACAAGATTATGAGATAATAGATAAATAAACTCTCCCATTGTTTTAATATTATTCCACACATTTTTTCCCATTAAAATATCAGCATCTCTACCAAAAATTTGCGATAGCAATCCTGTTTGTTTTAATAATAAAGCACCTCCAAATATATCACCCTTTTTGACAATTTTATCAAATTCAGTCAATATTCTTTCGGCAGGTATTTCTTTAATCCTACTTGAATTATTTTGAATCATTTTCATTGTTTTGGGTTCTATCTCAAATCCAAAACGACTTGCAAATTGAACTGCACGTAGCATACGTAATGGGTCATCGCAAAACGCTTCAGAATTAACAATACGAATTATTTTATTTTCAAGATCTTTCTTACCGCCATATGGGTCTATGATATTACCATTAATATCTTTAGCAATGGCATTTATTGTAAAATCTCTACGCTCTAAATCTTTTTCAATTGAAAGTTCATGATTAGATTTAACCTCAAATCCTTTATGACCCCCAACTCCAGTTGATTTTTCGGTTCTTAGAATTGCAATATCAATATCTTCAATAGAGCCATTTGGTTTGAATTTCAAAATACCAAATAATTTATCAACAGCATCAACACGGCCATATTTAGAAAGAATATCTTCTAATTTATCCATTGGAATACCCGAAATAAGAATATCTAAATCTTTAGATTCTTTATCTAAAAATTCATCACGAACAGCACCACCAACACTATAGATATTACCACCCAATTTAATTATATCATCCTTAAAAGGCAAATTTTCTAATGACATTATTTTCGTCATATTTGTGTTGTTATTCAAAGTTTCATCAATATTCATATATTTTTTATATTCCTCTTCTTCAAATGGAATTTGTTTGATATAGTTATTATCATATTGTTGTAATTCAATATTTGTTCTAAATCTATATTGGCCATTCGGTAATTTAACATATTTTCTATTGATATATTTTAATATAGACTCATCAGAATATTCTAATAATTTACCAATTTCATATGCTTCTCTTGGTGATTGGTCATTAACATAACCACCATGTGATTTCATAATATCACGTAAACGATTTGCCTGTTTATCATATCCATTACGATAAACAATTGACATTTCAATCGAATCGGGATGATATGTTTGTTTAATTTTTATAATATTTAAACCCATTTTTTTTACCAATTCTTTAATTTTAGGATTTGATAAACTAATTAATGCTATATTTCGTTTATCATTTAATATTGTCTGCAAAGATTTTTTATCATCATATGCTTCACAAGCATCAATAACTTCATTAAAATTTTCGGAAATAAAATTGACTAATTTTGTTTTTTCATCATCAGTTTTAGTAAAAAATGTTTTACTTTCATGTGAATTTTCAGCATCTAAATACACAACATGTCCATATTTAATTAAATCTAAAAACATGTTTTTGAAAACTGATTTAATTCTTGTCATATCACCACCATTAAGCGATAAACTACCAATAGATTTATCTGAATTATATTCGAAAACAACACAAATCCAACCATCGTTTAGTGCTTGATTAAAAATTCTATCATAATCCCAATTAAAATCATTATTTTTATATTGTCGCATAATATATTCTTGATGTCGAAATTTTGGAACTTCGATAAATTTATTATCAGGAGATACCCATCCCCAGAAAGTTCTATTATATGGAATAGAACCCTCAATGATTGAACCAAAAATTAGATTATTAATATCACCTTGATTGCATGCGATACTTGTATTACCTAATCCACCTAATCTACATTTTTTTTTTATAGATACAGTTTTAGCATTAGGCATATAAGATTTTTTACTTTCATTATATATTGCAGAATTTGCATCTAAATCATTATCAATTGGAGATTCTGTATTATTATTATTGTATTTTGGAAAATCATCATTACCAATTGAATTTAATTTAGAATATAATGATGTACTATCTTCATAAACATCAATTTTATCTAAATTATTTAGAGGATTTGTTAAATAATATCCAAATCCCACATCAAAAAAACCTAATTCACCATTTTTTTTATAACCCAAATTTTTACTATTAAGATAATCCATGCTTTCAACACCCAACTCTTTTGCTTCTTTGGCAATTTTCAATAAATCCTGAAAAAATTTATTATCTTGTGGATTGTTTTTCAAATAGTTATCAATTTTATTTTCATCAATTTCATCATTATACCAATAACCTAAATAATGTTCCACAACATCAGATAAATCAACGTTTAATAATTTCTTAAAAACAAAATTTATTCTCTTATACAAACGTTCAATTTCGGATGACGTTCTTAATTTTTCCAAAACAATTGCATAAATTTCTGGATATTTTGAATTTTCAGATGTAATCATTAAAACTTTATAGGGTTGAGCAATATTTTTTAATTTTTTATTAATTAACATTAAATTTTCTGCTGCTTCACTTCTATCTGTAGTTAATTTTAGTACCAAATTATTACCAATATCATATGCAATACCCCAATAACCAGAACCTAAATATTTAGGTGTGTTTAAATTTAATTTTTTTGCAACCTGAAAGGCAATATTGTCAAAAGTATCACGATTTATATTATTTGTTGATTTATCATCATTTTCGAGTAAATATATAATATCTTTTTTTTGGAAATTTGGTTCAGACTCTCTACATCCACCAACATCAAAATACTTTAAAACGCCATTTTTATAACCTAAATTATTAAAATTATTAAAATCATTTGATTTTATTTTTAATGCCAACAATTCTTTTTTTATTTCATATAAATCCATCATAAATTTATATGCATTTTCTCTATCATTCTTACTAACAGGTGCATTTGGATTACCATCCAAAATTTCACGAGCTAATTGTGGATATACATTTAAATCTCCTTGAATTGGACATTCTTTGGTTGTTTTATTTTTTAACAAAAGATACATCAATTCATGAGATAATCCGCTACGAATTTGTTCGGGAATACGATATAATTCATGAAAATAAGTTGGCATTTGATCTTGAATAAACTCTTCAATCAATGCATATACTACTTTATTTTTTTCTGTATCAATTATTTTATAAACAGCATACACAGCACCAATTCTTTTTAAAACATTATAAACCTGTCTAATTTTAATGCCCGCATCAACTTCACACAAATCAGTTGTCAACTTTAATACTTTACCATTATTTAATTTAAATGCAAATCCATTGCCTTCACCACCCAAATATGAAAATCCACCAAGATTTAATTTTTCTGCAACAGCACTTGCCATTTCAAACGCTTCATTCTTATTTAAAAAATCAAAAGGATTGTTTAAATCAATTTCCTCTTTAAGTAATAAATCTTTATCATAATACAAATTTTTTACTAAATAATCTTGCAATGCTAATAAATTATCATAAAATTTCTTTCGATTAGATATAATATTCAAAACATTATTAATACCATATATACAATCATAAAAATAGTCTGCTAATTCAGGCATTCTATTTATAGGCTTATTTGGAAATTTATTATGCTTTAAAACAAAATTAATAAAATTTTCATTAATTTTTTGTTCTTTTACATTAATATCATAAGGTATTAATGCCCACATAGATTTTCTAATATCATGATTATTATCGGCATCAATTAAAATATCATCATTACCATCCCCACAATCAAACAATTCATATAAAACATGTTTTCTTTTTCTATCGGGATTGTAATAGTTATTATAAACAATATCATTTAACCCATAATCAACAACAACAACTGCTGGTATACCATTACGAATAACCTCACCATAACTACTTACTCTACCTAAATCACCATATGAAACATTATAATTATATATTAAATCTAACAATTCAGAAACAAATTCGTTATCATTCAATGTTTTTTCAACATTAACATCAATATGATAATTATAATTTTTCACATGATTTATTAAATATCCATATAAATCATTTAAACCAGGTATTCCAGTTAATTGTTTTATTCTTTTTTCACTAATTTTTTTTACTTTTTCGGCAACAATCCAACTATAATCATTTGCATTGTCATATATTTTTGTTACAATATTTTGAATATAATTATTATATCCAATATTGCACTCTGTTTCATTTTGAGCAATACCTTTAGAATTTTTTGCTAATTTCAATATTTTATCGTCATTAATTTGATATACAATTCTACCACTGCCAGCACCTATTTTATTGAAATTATTATTAGCAAATTCCACTTTCTTTGTAAATGAATTAAATTTATCTAATTCATTTAATTTTTTTAATAAATCATTATTTATCATATAATATAATATAATATAATAATAAATACTTAATATTTAAACAAAAAAGGGTGTTATTTTTATTGCACCCTTTTTTGTTTTGCTTTTACTTGTAGCTCTTTTATTGTATCATACACAATTTTTTGTACAATTTCTTTATTTTCAACCAATACTGATTTTATCCGTTCAACAGCATACATTTCAATAATTGCACTACGTATTGATTCTTCAATAACATTTGTAAAATTTTCAGTAATATAATTATCAACTATTTTTTTAACTTGTTCAACCAATAAATTATTACCCACATTTTCATTAATATTATTTATATTATCATATTTAATATTTTTAACTTTTTCTCTTTTATCAATAAATGACTGTCTTTTATTTTCAAATTCATTATATAATAAATTTTCTCTATCAATATCATTCATTAAATTTAATTGTGGTTTAATATTTACATTAATATTACTATTAACACTATTCATTTTTCCATTATTTTCAGAACTAGATACCGCATTATTAACCGCTTTCAACAACTCTATAGATTGACTATGCCTACCTGTTTGCAAAGATTCTAATAAACCATTTAAAAAAGCATCACGTGGTGTTACACCATTAATATTAACAGCATTTTTTTTATCATTTTTTATGCTATTCAATTCATCTTTTAATTTATTTAAATCAATCATACTTGACATTTTACAAAACTTTATAAATTTTTATTATTTTTTATAAATACTTTATTTTTTGAAAAAAGTCTTTTTTTCAAAAGGTATTGATGGTAAATTTTCTTTAACAATACTATTTTTATTTAAACCGCTTATAATTTTATTTTTTTCAATATTAAAAAACACATTATTATTTGATTCAACATTTTTTATATATTTATTATACAAGTCTGAAAATTTACCAACAATAGCATGGTCTGGAATGTAAATGCCATATTTATTTTTTGCATAATCAATTTCTTTTTGTGTTACAAGATGGTAATTATTTTTATCATCAATAACAACAAAAAAATCGTTTTTATTTTTATTATAAAATCTATTAACAAGATTATTTAATGTTGCCACATCATTAGCGGTAATTTGTTTACGATATTTATTTCCCATTCGAATGCTATTCCATTTATCATTTTCAATATCAGATTGTTTTTTTGACGATGTATCAATAAAATCCTTACTATACTTATAGTCAAAATCTGGTTCGTTTTTTGTTGATACATAAACAGAAATACTACTCATATCATCATCACCGCCTTCATGATAACCTGCTGGAATCATAACCAATCCATTGGAGTCTACGAATTTTTTACCAATTGGTAATACTCTAACAATTTTATCAATACGAAACAATCTCCAACCCGGTTTTTGTCCTTCATTATCAATCCAATAATCATGATTAATGCTATCATTACGTGTTGGTTTATTATCAAAATGCCAACTATTCATAGGATTATCTTGCCATGCTCTTAATACTTTTTTACCTGTTCTTTTATCAACACCCAAAACATATGGTCTTACAGTACGATATCCTTTTGCTGTATTATTATCACCATTATAATATAAATAAATCCACTCATGATTATTAATTGCATCTGTAATAGAATTTTCAACAGCACCTTCTGTTAATAATCGTCGAAAATGTTTAATATTTTCAAATATTAATTCGAATTCATTTGACATAATTTTACCATGAATTAATGCCGTAATTATTTGAAAAATTATATTGATTTTTATTTAATAAAAAAGTTCTTTTTTCAATGTCAATATTAGTACCAACTGATGTATTATCTCCAATTGGTTCTCTACCTAAATTGTCGCCATCTGACAATGCGTCGGGATGGTTGATACTATACGGAGTATTATTGTTATATCTATTAATACCTAACAATGCGTTTCTTCTTTCGATATCTAAAGATGTACCAATAGATGAATCATCATTAATGGGATTTCTACCCAAATTATCACCATCTGATAATGCATCAGGATGATTAGTATTATATGGACAATTATTTTTATATTTATTAATACCTAACAATGCATTTCTTCTTTCAATATCGACACAAGTACCAACAGAATAGCCATTATCAATTGGTTCTCTACCAATTTCATCACCATCAGAAAGCGCATTAGGATGATTAATACTATATTGACAATTATTCATATATCTATCAGAATTTCTGATGATATTATCATTTCGAAAAGATTCACTGATTATTGATAGTTTGCTAGTATATTCTTCACTCATAACACAATTAAATTAATATATACAAATTATTTATTCATATTTTTTAAATGTTAATATAATATATTCCATTAAATGTGGTACTGTATTCAAAAAATAAATTTCATTTAAATCAAACCAACCAAAATTTACATTCTCATCATTTAATATGACATCATTAGAATTACCCCAATAACGACAAGCAAATAAATATTCAATGCTATCATTAAACCATTGAATAACTAATGGATTAACAAAATCAAAAATATTTAAATTTGTTTCTTCTTTAATTTCTCTTTTAATTGCTTCTTCAGGTGTTTCATTATCTTCAATACCACCACCTACTAAAGACCATTTATTAGACATCCATTGATTTGGATTATTAGACCTTTTTAATAATAAAATTTGATTATATTTATTTACTATAACAGCAACCGCATTTTTTTTTATATTATTATCATTAAATTCTTCATTAATATTATCCAATCTTATTGATTTATAAGGTTTTAATTCAGAATTTGGATTTGCATGAATATCTTGTTTAACAGCATTATCTCTTTTAATTGCATTTCTTTCACTAGTTAATGTTTTTTCAACAAAATTACGCATTAAATCACCACCTGCTAAATTATATTGAATATTACCTTTTTCTTGTGTGTTATAATTATCAAAAAAATTTTTTAATCTTTTTAATTCTTGATATGTTATATATCCATTATTAACAATGAATTTTGCTCTTTTAATACCAATACTATTAGGATATAGTATTAAAAATTTTCTAATATATATTATTATATTATCAGGTATTTTATACCTTTTATTATATAATTTAGAATTCATTATTTAATTTCAATTAAATTGATTAATTTTTTTCTATCATTAATGTTTAATTTGTTTATTAATCCTGCAATATTTTTTAATTTAATATCTTTAATATCCAAATCATTAGAATGTTTACTTAATTCAATTTCATTCTTAGTATTACTAATCCAATCCTCAACAATTTTATTTTCTACAATTTCTTCAAATTTTTCAAATGATTTTTCAATATGTGGTTTTATTGAAAAAATTATATTTCTTGCAAAATCTAAAAATTCTTTTTTATATTTTTCTGGTAAATCATCAAAATTGTATTTCAAAAATATTCTATATTTAATTTTTAAATCATTAGGATTTTTATAAAATACCCCTAAATTTTCTTTATATTTATCATATAGTATATTAGCAATATCATTTAGCATTAATAATTGCTCATTCGTTTCATTTTTTCCTTCTAAAAAAGGCATTAAAGAAAAACCAAATCTACCTAACATATCATATCTATACGGTTGTGTACCAATTTGAGCATTATAATCAGTTGTATTATTAGCAGCAGTATTTAAATTACTACCTGTTTTGGGAATGTTTTCATTACCAATTAATTCTCCATTACTATCAATAATTTCACTCAATTCTATCTTTTTTATTTTCATAACAACATATTTTATATAAATACTTTACAATAATTAATATTCATAATCAATATCATCAATATCTAAATATTCATTTACATTTTTTTCTGTCTCATTTTCAATTTCATAAATAAAATCCTCAAACGCATCTTGTGCATTTTCAATTTCAGAAAAAACTTGTTCCATTGTTGCAGTTAATGGAATTTTATATTTCTGTTTAAATTGAATAAAATATTCCATTCTTTTTTTAATATTTGCTTCAATTTCATAATCTTTATCAGTTTTAACTAACAATTCACTTGTTTTTAATTCATAAATTTTATTTTGATTTTCTTCAATTCTTTTATCAATTTCAATTTCAATACTACTTTTAGGTATATCAACATTTTCTCTAACAATTTGTAAATACATGCCGTTATATAATGCAACATGATAATGTTTATCTTCCTTTATTAATACCAAATCACCAGAACTATATTCAACATTTATTGATTTTATTAATGGCTTATTTGCTTTAATCATTTTCTCATTTAAATAATTTAAAGCATTTTCGTATATATCATAATGTACTTTATAATCATTTCTCATTTTAAAACCGTTCCATATTTTTCTTGGGTCATATCCAGTTTTATTCCAAAAATCAACTTCTGGTTCTTCCAAATACATAGAATCTTCAATAGTATCTAAATCAAAATTTACCAATTCAAGTTCATTATACAACGGATTAAAATCAGATTTAATTAAATTACCATTTTTATCCAATTTAACCAATATTTTTTTTGCTACTTCTGGTTTAAAACCAACCAATAAAGTACTAACCCTTTTATTAAAAGCATCAATATATTTTTCATAATTATACAACTTCGGATTATTTTCGGGATTATTTAAATCAATCAATACAGCAGCAAATCTTTCTTCACCTGTTATTTTATCAATCAATCTACATGTATCTCCGTGTGATTTTTTGTATCCACAATTAACATAATAAACAACGCTATCCAATTCTGGTTCTTTTGGCATATAGTTAATAACATATTTATATTTTTCCTCAATTGTTAAATTTTTATTTATTGGAATATTAAACGATTCTAAATGCTTTTCAAATAATTCGTTAATTGTTTTATTGCGTTTTTCAATCAATAATTCCATATGTGCTTGTTTGCCTTTATCTCTACCATTTTTATCTTTACCTCTTTTCAAATAAGCACTAATTGTAGTTTTAATTTTACTTTTACTTGCAATTTTCACTAAAGGAATTCGCATATATCTAATATCATCCACATAATTATAATAATATTCAACAAATTCCTTACCCTTACCATGTAATATTAAATCTAATCCTTTATCAATAAATTCTTCAATATAATCTGGCATTACTTTTGATTTAATCGTATTACCAGTAAGTTTTATTTTTTCTTTATTAATTCCCGTTTTCTTATCTTTTTTTAATGTTAATGTTGCGTAATTAATACGTGATAAATTTAAGCATGAAATATTTTCACCATCATTATCTACCTTCATATACGGTGGACGCATTTCTTCATTATTATATTTATCAATTAATGCATGAATACCAGTTTCACCATAATAATTCCACATAACATTAATAGTATCTTCAGGTTGATTATAATAAACATCGCCATTAACAACACGAATATTAGTTTTTTCTGGAATTTGAAAATTAATACCATCAGTAACTGCTAACAATGGTATACAACCAAACTTATTAAACCAATAAATTGCATGACGTAATTCAATTCTTCCTGTACATGTTATTCTTGCAGCACAAACATTATCAGACCAATTAAATGAAATATTTGACCCCAATGCACCAAATAGTGAATTGTTCAAAATTTTAATTGGTAACTGTTTTATTTTAGAAAATAATAAATCCGATTCATTTAATATATTATTAATATATTTAATATACATATCATTGTCAAGTTCAGATAATAAATAAACTTCATTATCCTTTAATTTATCACCATTTCCTATTTTTTTAAAAATATTGCGAGTTGTTGTTAAATATAATAGCATTTTTTTCATAACACCCGTAATATCAAAAGCAGGAAAAATTGACCAAGTTAATTGTAGCATAGGATATAGTGATGCATAGTCAATTTTTACGATTTTTTTTGAATAACCAGATTTAAAACATCTTGCCAATCCACCACTAAATTTTTCTTGTTTATCTGGTTCGGGTATTGCTAAATCATTTTCATAACTCCATGCGATTAACAATAAATTCCAAATACTAGCAGTACCCATAGTACATATTCTATGATATGTTGTTGGTACAATTTTAGATAACATAAAAGAAGATTCATTGTATAACTCATCAATCTTTTCTGTTTCATATAGGTCGTCTAATAAATATTGTTTTACTAAATTTCGACCAGTAATTAATTTATTGTAATTTTTTTCACTTTTTTTATTTTTAAGCCATATAACAAATTCCTGATTCTCACTAATATATTTAATGTAATAGTTTTTATATTCTTCTTGCGATATTTTATTTTTATATAACTGTAATTTATATATTTTTTTTGCAATTTCAAAATACTCATCAGGTATCTGAACATATTCATTATTATCATTAATCAAAAAAAATTTATTTTCAATATAATATTTACCAATAATATTATCTTCACCTTTAATATATGTTCTATTCGATTTTGCAACATTTTCAAATTTTGATATATATTTTAATCCAGTTTCTTTAATTTCAGTATTTATTGCAGCAGTTTTTTTCACGGCATGTAAAATGTCAGTAACCGAAAAACCCCACATATAAGTACTTGTATAGTTTTCAGTAGTACTACCAATTTTAACTGATGTATTAGGTTTTCTTTTTAATGATATTTCACGTTTTAATGTTGTTGGCAATGCCGACAAATCCATATTTAATATTTTTGCTCGACCTAATATAAAATCAAAATCAAACATTTCCGAATTATAACCACAAATAATTGCAGGTTTTATATAATTAATTAAGTTAAAAAAATCTTGTATCAATCTAATTTCAGATTCATCATCATCGATTTTTTCTGGTTCTAATATAATTTCAAATCCTCTATTGTCTTTAACTCCTATTAATAAAATTCTATGTATTTGATAACGTAAACCCGTTGTTTCAATATCGAATGTTAATCTATGAACATTATTATATTGTTCAAATCCTTTATATAATCTAGATTTTGTTGAGATAAAAAATTGTTCTGTAGTTTTAGGTGCGTAAAATAAATTTCTATATTTATAGATATATTCACCATTTTTATCTTTAATATATGCACCATCATCATCTGTTAATTTTTCATATGGATTAACACCACCATCTTTTAAATAATTTATAATATCATTATATGACCTATAACTAGTTATTTTATAACAATATCCATCAACCAATCTTTTTTGATTACCAGTTTTTAATTTAATAATATTTATACCATATTTAATTTTTTTACTTTCAATTAATTCTTCCGAATACCCATCATATAATTTAATATTATGTTTTGATAAATCTTTCATGTATAAAAAAGGCTCATATTTAATCTTTTCAATTCTTGGTTGGGAATTTGGTTCATGTATTATACATTCAGCATAATTTGTATTGGGGTCAGTTTCAACATTAACCATATATTTTAAATCGCTATTATACCCCTCTAAAAAAGATTTAATTTCTTTTATTATTTCAATATCACTATTCATATTATTATAATTTTTTGATTAATAACTTCTTTTTTTTAGGATCAAAAACATAATATGTATCATTAATAGTACAACTATTATTTTTTAACACATATGGAATATCAACATTTCTTATAAAAATTCCAGAAATCCATAACGCAGATATCATATTATTTCCAACAATTTTATATTTGTAACCTCTTTTAACTATATCAAAATCTAAATATTTTACATTATCAGAGTTTTCTAAAATTTGTTCTAAAATACTAATAAAACTATCTCTAATTTCATTTTTATTAATTTTTTTTGCGGTTTTACCATCAGTAATCAAAATTACCATTAAAATATCATAAAACGGATTAATTCCATAAGTATATAAACTTCCCATAATTTTTATTTTTTATGCTTATTTTTTATTATTTCAATAATTTCACTAACAACAGATTCATTAATATTTGAATTATAATCTTCATTATCCATAACTTTTACGATTTCTTTTCTTTTATTTTCAATTGCTGTAAACACATAATCATCAATAGTATTTTTAAAAATCAATGGATATATATTAACAACATTTTTTTGTCCAATTCTATGTAAACGGTCACTAACTTGATCATATTCACCAACAGAATAAGGTAATGTTATAATAAATAATTTACTTGCTGCAGTTAAAGTTAAACCATAATTACATGTTTGTATTGAACCCAAAAATACCTTAACATCACTATTAGGGTCTTGAAATTTATTAACAACATCAGCACGTTCTTCAACTGATTGTTCACCAGTATGTAATGCTGAAATATCACCTAATATATTTTTTAATTTATATAAAGTATCTTTAAACACATCAACAACAACAATTTTTTCACCGCAATCTAAAATATCATAAATTAAATCTATAATATAATTAATTTTTAATGATGCAGTATATTGTCTTAATCTAATCATTTTTGTTAATGGATTCGACGTATCGTATCTATTTAAATCATTAGCAACGTTATTTTCAATATCATCATATTCCTTAAATTCTTTATCATTTAATTCAAAGATTAATTTTTGATAAATTTTATCAGGCAAATCATTCAGCACTTCAAATTTTCTTTTCCTATGCGTATATGGTGCAATTTTATAATATAACTCTTCAAATTTTTGTTCCATTGTATTAACAACATAACCCCAACCATTATTAAAATCATACATCATGCCACAATAATATTCATAAAAATGTTTTTTAGTTGGAAAATCAATTGGTGATATCTCATGTAGTACAGAATATAATTCATATGCACGATTAGGTGCTGGTGTACCAGACAAAAATATTTTACTTATGTTGCTTTTTTTTGAACCACCAAAAATTTTTTTGAAATTTTTATAAATATTAGTATTCATATTTTTTAATTTTTGTGATTCATCACAAATTACAACATCTATTTTATCTATATTTAAACTATTCCACTTTTTTAAAAATTTTTCACTATTGCTGGGATTAAAAAAATCATAATTAATTATAATATATTTAGCATCAGATATTAAACAAGTATTTTTTTTCCAATTTACAATAAATGCTTCACTTTTTGTAAATTTTTTCACCTCATTATAATAATTAAATTTTAATGAATTTGGTGTAATAACAATAACTCTATCAAATGAATTCATTTCAACAAATAATATTGAACTCAAAGTATTATGAGTTAATATACAATTATCTGTCACATATAAATGGTCTTCAGAATCTACTAAAATACATTGTGATTCTTTTTTACCCCAATAACTAATATCAATAATTGCTCTATTAGGTAAATCACCATTAGCATTATAACAACCATTAATTTTATTTCTATATTGTTCTGGTAATATAATCATTAATTTATAATCATCAATATCATCATTAATAATACCAACACCACCCAAAGATTGAACTATAAATTGAATATCATATATAAACGATTTATATGATGATTTGATAATCATATCACCATTAATACATGTATTAACATTAGCATCTAAAATACCCAATAATAAATTTAATCGTTGTTGTATTGATGAAAATTTATATATATCAGGAATTGATTTAAAATTTAAATCAAATTTAAATTCAAAAATACTATTTATATCATCAATTAATTCATATTTTTTTAAATATTCTAATCTTTTTTTTATTTTTTGTATATTTATTCTATCGCCATCAATAAAATTATCATTACCTATAATAAAACCATACAAATATGGATTAATTTTTAAATTTGCACTATTAAATTCTATTGGTGATACTATTGGTATATACCATTTATAATTACCATTTTCATCATTTATTTCACTATTTATAATACTACGAAGTGTTTTTGTTAAATAAGTATTAGAATTATCATCAAACATTCTAACATTCCAAAGATGTTCATCACACGAACGAGCAGTTGTATTATCACTAAATTTAATTTCGTAAATATCTTTAATTCCTTGTGGATAAACACCTAAAACTCGTTTAGGTTTACCATCACTTCCAATAACATAATCACCAACATCAATATCACCCATTCTAATCCAACCATTAGGTGTCAATATTTTAGAATCCAAATCTTGACATTTTCCTAATCCCATTTCATGTGAAATTAATGCATTTCTTGTTTCATTCATAAACATTGCTGCTACAATTTGATGCGGATATAACTTAACATCATTATTTAATACAGCATGACAACGTTCAGAATATTGAACGTAATTTTTTTCTAAATATTCTTTATATTTTACCCAACGTTCTTTATTTTTGTTTAGTTCTTCAACTAATTTTAATTTATTTTTTTCATTTAAAATTTCTTTATTTAATAAATCAATAAAAATTTTACGATTATTTTCATTGCCAAAATCAAAATATATTTTATTAGAACCCTTATATTTTTTCATTAATTCATATAATGACATGGTAGTAATTTCCCATGCCATTATAGTATTATTCCATTTACGAGTATCAATTGGTAATTCTTTAATTCTATTTATCAATTGTTCATTATAAATGAATTTTATATAATACGAAGATTTTCTTGGAATTTTTTCACATTCAACAATAAAAATACTGTTTTGCATGATAAGAATATTAATCACGCAAAACTAATAAAAATAATTTAATTTGTCAATTAAACTATTGTGGTATTTGTTATTGAATCTATTATTGTAATATTAATAAAATCATTTACTGGTAATTTTAATTTACCACAATTACTACCCAAAAAATCAATTACAAATTCACCTAAATATCTACCAGTTTTTGATGTCTGATGTTGTGTGAATCTATATACTAAGCAATATTTTTCAACACTTGGATTTTCACTAATATTATTATTAATTAACAAATATGCAGGAACATTTGCAATTCTAAATACACCATTATCTGCATCAATCATTGAAAATGTAACCGCTACATTATCAAGCATATCGTCAGTAATACCAAATTTTTCCAAAACTCTTTGAAATAATGGATATTTTAATTCAGGAAGCGTACTGCCTTTTTTTATATAAAATTCATCAATTTTATTTATTGAATAATTCATTTTCATTCCTCTCCCAATTCTTTTTTTATTTTCTCTGTTAACTGTTGTCTTTGTTTAGCACCAAAAAAATTAACATTTTCTTTAATTTTTGCAGCAACACCATCTCCAACTAATCCTAATAAAACAGCATCTAAATTAGTAAATTCACGTCCATTTATTTCAGTATAAAATCTAAAAAAAACATAGGTACAAAGTATTGTTGTTAAATATCTTCGCCAATTATCATAAAACCAAAATTTCCACGAAAATTTTTCGGGTGTATTTTTACTGGCAACATCACGTGTTTTTACTTCAGTCAAACCGTAAATTAAATACCCAATAAAAAAAAACCATAAATACCCAAATAAATCAAACCAATTATAATCACCAAATATTATTTTAATTAAATCATTCATATTATTCATTTATTTTATATCAATATCATCATATTTATTATAAATACTATAAACCAATATTTTTTTCAAATCAAAAATAAAATCTTCCCATACCGTCTTTTTTATTGGTCGGGTGTATATGTAGTGTGAGATTTGAAGCACCAACTTTCACTTAGCCAATGAAAAAAATTAAAAGAAATAACGTATAATAAACAAACAAACCCCACATTACATATACACCTTGTTATATGCTGTGCGGATTTATAGCAAAAATGTTAATACAAAGAACTAAACCTTTTTGTTTTATTTTTGTGAAAGGAAATTTAAAATTTTAATATTTTTATATAAAGTAAAATATATGGAGAAAGATATGAAACTAAAGAAATTTATAGCAACAACTATACGTGAATATTTAAATGAACAACAACAAATATGAAAAAATTCTAATACAAAATTTTTCAAAGATGATAAAGATAGAATATTTTTTTATGGTAAAGATAATGTGAAATATCAATTAATTGATAATAATTTACCTAACAGACCTATAAAAATTGAAATTAGATTAGCAGATTCAAGGAATTTAAATCCTGTTGCTATGTCAGAATTTGAGAAAAATAATGATGATACTTATTCACAATTGATGACAAGTAAATTGGTTGTCAGTAAAAAAGGTGTTGGTTTAGCAAAAGCGATATATGATTATTTTGATAGTGTTTATGGTAGAATAAAGCCAAGTAAAAATTTAACAGATGACGGTGAAGTTTTTTGGAACAAAAACAAGATGAATAAAGGAACAATAAATGACTTTAAGTATGATGCTGTAAAAAAACAACTACAAAAAGCTATAAATAATAACTCATTAACATTAGATGATATTTCACCAAACAAGTATTCTATTATTAGTTTCGATTTGTATAATAGTCATATTTCAACAGTTAGCACAACAGGTAAATCCAAAGCATTAAAATACATAGATTATTATAAGAATATTGATGATGTGTGGAAGATTTACGTTGAAAAGCCAAGTGTTGATGCTATTGTTTTTTTAAGAAAAGAGTGGAGTTGGGTAATAAAATAAAAAGATATTAACCACGAAACTTAATATGAAGCGATAACGTAGCATTGCATATAACATTTTGCGTGTATGTGTATTAGCGGATTATTAACACTTACTTGTTCGTTTAGCACAAAGTTTTTAAAAGCATAGACCTTTAATTTACAGCTTTTTATCCTTTAAATTCATCTCTCGAATTTAATTAAAAATGTCGTCAGTTTTGCAGTCCTTTCAATGAAGCAACGTTATTTTAGAATTACCGCCAACTTGTGGATATGTTGACCCACTAACAATTGTAGTACCACCAGATGTGAAATTAGCATTATTAAATAAATATAAACCACCTGTTAATAAAACAATTGTAAACACACCCATATTAAATATTTTCTATTCTAATAAATACTGAAATGAATAATTAAATTGATAATTATTAGTTCCATCACCAATTAAATTAAAATTTGCACACATATTCATCACATCTGCATTTATTGTTAACGTACTATTTTTATTATTTGAAACACTAACACCATATCCAATTAAATCAGTGTAAACACTAAAATTTGCAACTATTGGTAATGTAATTAGAATACTTGCATAACCAGATGTTGTTGTTTTTACAGTAACTACACCATATACTGTAACCACATATCCAACTCTAGAATATATATTACTATCAAATACAACAGTATTTACATTATTACTAGAAATAATTGACGGTGTATATGATAATCTTGACTCTGATTGATTTGAATAATAATTATAACGACCAGAAATACCTATCCATCTGGAATTACCACCATTTGCTGTTTCTAATACAGTAAAATTATCAATAATGGCATCACTATTATTATAATATACATATAATGTTTGTAATTCAACTAAATAAATTAAAGAATTCTCATAAACACCTCTATATTGATTTAAGTCATATAGTGTTTCAATTCTTTTAATAGCATTATATTTATTAATATATTTATCACCCATATCGAAATATTTTTAAATATACATTTTTAAAAAAAATTAGGAGATTATTACAATTATTCTCCCACCAACATTGAATGTGATTAAAATTTTCATTCAATCAAGCAGCCATTGATTACAATTATATGGCCTTTAATATCATTTATCATTTCTTATCAATCTATTTGATAACACAATAATTGGTGCTCCTGAAACATTAATTTTAACCATAAATGTTTCACTAAATTGCGAACACAATCCAGATAAATCATCATATACAAAAAATCTCAAAACACCATTATGTCTTTTATTTAATTTATTTGTTCTAAAAATTTTTCGAATAATATCAATAACATTAATTCTAAAACTTCTATTGCTATTATATTCAATACTCGATTCATTATTACTAATATTTGCACCAATTTTCAATACTTTCATGTTATTATTAAATATATAACCACATTTTAATGGATTATTACTATTAATTTCTGTTATATATGGTATTATTATTCTATCAACACCTATTGCTTTAACAATTAAAAAATGATATCTTGGATTATTTAAATCATCAACATAATCATAAATACGAATTGATGAATTAGCATATACATAATCACTATATTTAAATTCATTATTATTGTAATATAATAAACCATTTCTATTTTTATTAATCGATATAACAAAAGATGTATATAAATACCAATTTGAAATACCTAATGAAATCAATGAAATAACATTTTTATTTACAGTATCATAAATATATCTATCTGTCACACTGTTATTAAATTTTAACAATTTTCCTAAAGCATATTTAATGGGTAATAAATTATAAAAATTTTTATAATTTATTGGAAATGATATTGTTTTAGAAGCATTAGCAGGTGGTATTTCATTAAAATGCCTCGTATATATAAAATTTACTATATTATATGGATTTCTAATCGATCCATCCAAATATTTAATAACACTTGATTGTAAATTATGTCTACCCTTCAATTCTGATATAAAGGAATTATATGATACTAAATTATTTAAAGATTCCTTAATTGTTATCTGTCTTAAATATACATTAATTTGTAAACTATTGCTAATGCGACCACCATCATTACTAATAACATTATTATTTATGAAATTTTCAATATCCGTAATTGTAAAAAATCTCAAATTTTCAAATTTTTTTATAATATTTTTTGTTATATCATCCTCAATAATAAATTCCCAAAATAAAAATTTCCCATATTCAATATATGTGCTATTATCATAAAAAATTTCTGGGTATTTACCATATAATATACTACCTAACAAATTTATTGGGTATTCGTGTGATTTTCTAAATCTAAATTCCATTAAATCAACACGTTTTATATTATTATGATAATATGAATACTTGCCAGATACACCTATCCACAATCCATTCGGATTTATTGATTCAATTACTAATAATCCATCAGATTGAAAATATAAATCACTATAATTAGTATAATACCTATATATGGTATTCACATTTTTCACCCAATATAATTGACCTTCATTTGCGTTTATATTAATTAAATCATATATATTATCAACAGCACCAATGATATTTTCACCAGAACCTAATTTCATCCAATTTGATGGTATGGTATAATTGGAATTGAGTAATAAATATAGTCCATTTTTATTAACATCAGCATCATTAACAACAACAACCAACATACCCGCATATACATAAGAATTACCATCGCCAGAATTCCATGTGTTTATATTCATTAAATCAGAATATTCATTTACTAACATTCTTGCATCTAATGGACTTGCAATTCTAGGCTCAAAATTCGATGAAAATATAGCATTGCCAAATACTCTTCCCATATTAAAATATTATTTAAACACTATAAAATCTTAATTGTCTTGCTCCAATTAACGAACCATTATGTGTATATATATTATAATCAACATTCAAACCATTTATATTAATTTGTGTAGTTGTTACTGTAAATGATAATAAACTATTTAATTTACTACCACCTATCCATTCCCATGAATTACTAACAGTATTAAAAAATTGAATTCCAGTTATCGCATTAAATGATTGTGGAAACCATGCTATTTGTTTATTACTTCCACTTTCTGCAACCATATCAATTTGCCAATAATTAGCATTATGTAATGCTAATGGTTGTTTAGTTTGTGTTGTAATATTCACCGATGTACCAAAATATGGATAAACACCTATTATACTATTAGAAATCCAATTAGTATGTCCAGAAGGTAATTTAACATCATAGTCATTACCTTTATTTGTCTTTGGTTGTTCTCCCTCATCATATCTAACCCTACCTTCCCATGTTTGTGTTCCAGATAATACAACATAATTCGGAATTGATTTAATATCGATTAAACTATTGCTTGGTGTATCTATTAAACCTGTTCCATTATATTCATACAAATTTGGCAATCCACTTCTATATCCAGATGTTCCATATTCTGGAATTATACTACCCCTATTAAATGTTAATGTAAAATTTAACGTAATAATTGAATTAATTTCATGCAATCCACTCTCATTCAAAACAAACGTAGAATATGGATTTGTTAATTCTGGATATAATTCCGGATAAAACAACATGTCAAAAACTTCATTAATTGTTAATCCACTAAAAATTGTCCCAATTTTAATACCACCAATTTCAATTTCTGTTGGTGTTAGATTTGTATATTTTTTAGTATTGGTTGCACCACTATATCCACCACTAATTTTATTCCAATTACTTTCAATTGTATAATCGTCATCATTTAATATATACAACCCATTATTACCTGTAGTATCATCAACTACCGATACTATCATCCCTTTATATGCATATACAATACCATCGTTTGCTTGCCACGTACTTTCTAAAATCAAATCCGATTTATACTCAACAATTGACCTTGCATCTAATGGTGATGCAATTTGTGGTTCAAAATTCGCATTAAAATTTGCAATACCTCTTATTCTTCCCATATTATTTTAATCTTATGTTGTATATAATCTTAATTTTCTACTTCCAATTGTACTTCCATTATGTGTCCATAATTTATATGAAACATCAATACCGTTAATATTTCTAATGTTATCAGTTATTGTAAATGTTGCTAAACTATTTGATTTACTACCACCAATCCAATCCCACGTATTACTTATTGTATTATAAAATTTAATTCCTGTTATCGGTGACCACATTATTGGTAATTCAAATCTTTGTTTATTCCCACCGCTTTCACCAACCATATCAATTTCAACATATTCAGCATCCATTATTGATAATGGCTGCATTGTTAATGTTGTTATATTTGACGTAGTTGCATAATATTGATACACCCCTGTTATACTTACTGTCTTCATTGACGTAGTTCCTGCTGGTAATGGTACATCATAATCATTTCCATTACTATCTTTAGGTTGCTCTCCCATATCATAACTAACAAAATTATCCCATGTTTGAACTCCTAATAAAACTACATAATTACTAATTGTTTGATTATTTGATAACATGGATGATACCACATTTGCAGGTAATCCACTTCCACTATAATGATAATTGTTGGGTAATCCACTCCTATATCCAGATGTGCCATATGATGGATTTATTACACCCCTACTAAATGATGATATAAAATTCAATGTCGGTATTATTTCTCCAACTACATGTAATCCAGATTCCATTAATTGAAATGTATTATTAGGCATTGTTAATGTCGGATATTGTACTGGATATAATAACATATTCCACATTTCAATCATGGTCTTGTTATCAAATATTGTACCTGCTGGTATTCCCCCTATTGTATTTGGAGTAGGTTTTGAATTTGAATATAATATAACATTACTGCTTCCAGTACTCCCACTAATTTCGGTATTAAATAAATATAACTCACCTCTTAATAAATCTATTGTAAATTTTGCCACAACATTTTTTTTATATATAAATACTAACTAATATAAAAATTGCGGGTATTTTAATTACTCGCAATCATATTTTTATCACTTTTCATTTTTTAATCATATATATATGATAATCTATCATTCCAACAATATATATAATCACGATTTCCATTGGGATATTGAACATGCCAAATATTACCTAACTTTATTATCCTCTTTATCTTCCAAATATTTTTACTTTTATCATTAAATGTTATTGACACCCCAACATAAATTTCATCACTTGATTTCTCATCAACTAATATATATGGGTCAATATTATCTAATTGATTATTGTTATTGTTATTGTTTTTATAATCTACCATATTTTTATTTTAATATAAATACTAAACAATTTATTTTTTAAGTATTTTTTGTTATTGTTATTGTTTTACCTGCGTTACTAAATATCGTCAATAACGTGTTTATATCATCCAATCCCTGTGAACTCGGTGCACTATTATTTCCACCACTAACGTTAATTGAAACGTTATACGATGGAGTTATTATACTATAATACCTTTTCAATTCCGCAAATAACCCATCAACACTTTGTACGTTTAATGCACAATTACTTATATTTATTGATGTACCAATACACGGCTTACCTGATAACGGTTCTACTTCTGGATATAAAATATCGGTTAAATTAACATTATTATGCATTAAAACACTATAAGATGTTGTTGTTCTAAATTTACTAAACATGCTTAAATCCAAACTGGTGAGTTCAGGATTATTATAACACCAAAAATATGTGATATCATTTGTTGCTGTTATGGCACTAGGAAATAATAAACTACCTAATTTAGTATTGGAAAATAATTGAATATACCCACTCAATTTACTAAACATGCTTAAATCCAAACTGGTGAGTTCAGGATTATATGAAATACTAAATGA